ATGTTTACAAATAAGAAATTAATTCGATTTGGTTTATCGTTGTTTGTATTTTTAGGGATAATTAATTTTACAATCAGCTATTTCCAAACATATCTTGAAACAGCAGCAGATATTAAATGGGTAATTCCAGAAATTTGGAAAACTATTTTGCTAGATGTTCCTCAAGGGATACTTGTTCTTTTAGGCGCAATTGCTTTATATGATTTCACAAAAGAGGCATCAAAAAAAAGACGCATCAATCTAAATGTGTCTTTTTTCAATTAGCAATTTCATATAGAGATTTGCTGGAGAAATAGAATGAAAAGCCCTAATTAGGGCTTTTTTTTGTTGGAATTTCTTAACCGTCATAGAAACCGGTCACTTGGAGGTGTTATAGCGAAAGCCATTTACAGTACAGAAAAATCTAAGCAGCAGACGGAAATATATAGGATATGGCATCATAATTGTTGAGAAATTAATTGAACTTAGTAAGTATGAAGATATGACGCTAGAATTCATATTTTTTAATTTTTATTTATCCCGCTATTTGCCGGGCAGTAAGCCCCCCACCTCAAAATTCAGCGGAAGCAAAGAAGTTAGGTAGGGGATGAACAAAACCCCACTGATTAAAGTTTCACTTTATAAAAATGAGCCCATAGTAAAAATAGGTATATGAACAAGGTGCATCATCTAGTGATAAGTCATACTTTGTTGGTGTACGTATTGAACTTAGTTTATAGCGCTATTTCTACTTAGATGTAACGAACAGGAATATAGGGAAGTATCGATGAGGTTGTATTTTATAAACGGAGGTTATGAAAATGAATCAGTTTCAACAAGAACTACAAGCGTTAAGCCTTAATGATTACCGGTCTGGAAATATTGTCTATTGGGACCAGCAAAACCAATATCCATATTACTATATTGAAGATGCTGCTCGTCGCTGTGGCGGTTGTGGTCGTTGTGGCGGTTGTGGTGGAGGTCGTTGTGGCGGCTTCCGTTGTGGTGGCTTCCGTTGTATTGGTTGCTTCGGTTGTTTTGGTTGCGGAGGCTGTGGCGGTTGTGGCGGCTGTGGTGGTTGCTCTAACTGTTTTGATGGTTTTACTGATACTACCGGTACTATTGTAACGTATGAATATTGATAACATCTATCTTGCTAGTTGCGGGCAGTAACATCCCCAAAAAAATTCAGCGAGAGCAAAGAGAAGTTAGGTGGCGGACTGCCCATAAAAGCCCGATTGGTGAGAGCTGATTAAAGTTTCACTTTATCAATTAAAAAACATTAGTTATATGTACGTGCCGACAAAGAATATAGCCATTATTAATGGATATATTCAATGATTCAAGTGAAAGAGTAACAATAAGATATATAGATGTAATCAAGATGTGATGGATAAAGCAATGACTAGATTTAAAATCTAATCATTGTTTTTTTCTTATGGTTTTATCATTAAATATCTGTCTAGTTTGGGCATTGCTTCCTTCTAGCTAATGATTTTATTACAACCGTGTAAGGTTAATGTAATGTTAATCGATAGTAAAATAAGTTGCTTAAGTGTATTTTAAATAAGATTAAAAAGTACTGTTTATCTACAAAATAATAGGGTAAATACTATGTAATTAGGAAGTGTATGAATATGGTTGAACTAAAATCTATTTTCCATTCGTATAAACTAAAGAGAAAAATAGCTAAAGATTTATACGGAAAAAGAGATGAATTATCACTGTTATTAAATGAATTTAATAATATGAAATGTACAGTAACATCTGAAAAGAAGAAAAATAATATATTATCTCGTTTGCAACTAATTTATCAAAATATGAAATCGGATAAGCAGTACCCTCTAGCAGTTGCTTTTGATAGTAAATTATTGGAGCGATTAGAAAAAGAATCTGTACATACTATTGAGGATGGTGTAACATGTCTACATTTAATGTTAGATATGAATTATGAGAAGATAAAACAATATGGTTCGGGTACAAGTAGGTCATTCGTTCCATTATCGCAGTCTTCTATTTGTCTTGCTGATTGTATTTGTTTAACAGGATTTGTAGTAGGTTTACTAGGAACAATTTCATTTGGAGGATTACTGTTATCTATATGTTCAATTACATAACGCTTAATATTTGTAAAGAGAGCGCCGATTTAAGGTGTTCTTTTTTAGTTTTTTGTAAATTTTTTGTAAATGATAAGTACAATACATTATATAAATTGTATAATTTAAATGTATTGAAATATAAATATAATGAGGTGCTGTATATGATAATTACTTTTAATTGTTAAAAGAGTCGATTTGATAATGTTTTATTCAGATAAATAGTTTTTACTTTTCTTTTAAATACTTGATTTAAATGGATTAGATTAAGTAACTATTGTTCTAGCTTTTTGATAATCAAGACAACTGAAGAAAGGAAGGAATCATTTTATGAAAAAATTAAGGCTGCTAACATTTGAAAATATAGTAGAACCCCTTTTAAATGAAAAGGTATCATTTATATACTTTCCTATTGAATGGCTGGACATCGTAGAGATACATTATAAGACATTTTTATTAACGAGTAAGTTGAAACGTTTGAATGAAAGATTGTATGATATGTTTTCAGATATATTGTTTATTCAGCATAATCCGTACGTATTAAATGAAAATACACCATGGATTGTATCAAAAGAACCTATTAAACAAGAGCAGCTCGATTATATTTTTCAAAGTTGGTATGAGATTATTCATGATTGGAAGCCAAATAGATTAGTAGAACCACCAAAATATGAATGGCAATCCGATTTGATTTCTAATTTGCCAGTACTACATGATAATGAAACGTATTCTAAGTGGATACCCGCTTTAATCTCACATATTTTTTGTGAGCGTCCTATATATTTAGAAAATACAAATGAAGAAGAATTCTATTTTTCTCCTCTTAGATCACAAAATATTTGTGAGGCGATGTCAGAGCCGATAAAAGATGAAAAAACACAAGATTTTTTCTCCTATGTATATCGATTTCAATGCATAACCCGCGGTGGTGAGAACGCTCCATTATTAAATATTTCAATAGGGATTCGGAGATTTTATCAAGAATATAAGATGATAGGTCAAACAAACCTTGATATGACAACGTTTGTTTGACTTTTTTTGATGAAGTGCAAACATTTTGCAAACATAGGTTATCCAAAGATACTTTTACCGAAGTTTTTAACTGCTTCTTCCTGCATATTCGGTAAAACATGAGAATAGACACTTAATGTCATTGAAATATCTGTATGACCTAATCTCTCACTGATGATTTTTGGGTTAACTCCTTGTTTCAATAGTATAGTTGCGTGTGTATGTCTTAAATCATGGAATTTAATTTCTTTTATACCTACTTTGTGTGTCGCCCTAATGAAACTTTTTCTGAAATGTGCTCTTTTTATGATTCTTCCAAACTCATCACAATTTATTAAATCTTGATCTAGATAAGCAGAACCAAACCTTAATTTCTCTTTATTAATTAAAGTCTTATGTTTTTTTAAGGCTACTATTGTTTCATTAGGTACAGGAATGGTACGCTTTGATGAATTTGTTTTTGCTGTTTTTTTGATTTTATTGTCATGGCCAGATGTTTGGTTTATTGTAACGGTGTGTTTTTCAAAATCAACGTCCTGCCATCGTAAGCCTAGAACTTCTCCCATACGCATACCTGTAGTTATTGCAAGTAGATACCCAATGTGATATCTTGATTCTTGTGAATGCAAAAGAAACTTTTTTACTTCTTCCTCTGTCCAAGTTTGGATAGAGGTTCTTTCTTTTTTCGGTATCTCAGCAAAAGCAGCTGGATTTCGAGAAATAATATTTTGTTTTACAGCTAGGTTTAAAGCGCTCTTTAATATTCTATGCATAAGCAGAATAGAATTGTTTGCAATACCTTTATCTATCGCAGTTTTATAGCATTTTTGAATGTGCATAACATTTAATTTATGGAGTGTGACCATTCCAATACTAGGTATAACATGTTGGTTGATAAATGCCCTATAACCAACAAAAGTACTTCTTTCTATACTCATACTTTTAATTTCTAGCCAATGATTTAGATACTCCTTTAATGTAACTTTTGACGGCTCTATAAAAGTTCCTTCATTTAATTCTGTAATCTTCTTCGCAACATCAGCCTGTGCTTCTTTTTTTGTCTTATACCCAGAAAACCACTTTTGTCTTCTTTTTCCTGTCTCTGGATCAGGTCCAATGTCGACCACAATACAATATTTATTTCCTCTTTTTCGAATATGTCCTTTCACTTAAAACACTCCTTCATTTTGTTTTGAATCATGTTGTATAAGTCTAGTTGTAATTTTGCTGTTATAAAAATTACCTAGTTGGACATATCAGCGATGGATACATTTTACCATAAATGAACAAATTCGGTTATAGGATGTAATTGTAAGTGATTTCCTATTTTGTTTAAAAATCATTGTGATTCATATTTAAAAAACAAGAGGAGGGACGTAATTTATTTGAGTTAAAATAAAGGTTTGATAGAATTTTATTTAAATATATATTATAATATATAATAATTAAAAAAGAGTAATAGAGTAATGGAGTGTAGTGAGTTTATGAATTTTGAATGGTTATCTATAGACACAAATTGGCTCGGATTCTGGGGAGGAGTCTTAGGCGGTTTCGTTAGCGGTGGACTTACTTATTTAGGAGTAAGAAAAACAATTAAAAACGAAAGAAAGACCTTTTTTACAAATAGAATTTGGGAAGAAAAAAAGGATATTTTAAAAAATTTGATGGAACATCGGATTTGGCTCGTAACTGGTGATAGGACTGGAGAAAACTACTTGGAATTTATGAAAGCTTTGAATTCAGTAATGATAGTTTTTAGCGATAGTCCAGAGGTTTTGAAAAAATTAGTGGATTTTCATGATTATGTTAATGGCAAACGTAGTGGGGACGCTAATGAACTATTAATAGAATTGTTTAAGGCAATGTATATAGAACTTGATTTGGAGTTTGATGAACAACTTAAAGACGTTCTCTTGATTACTTTTCATTAACATTAAAATTAAAAAGGAGCCCATTGGCTCCTTTTTGGTGTATTCAAGTATAGAAAATTAAAATCGTTTTATAGGCAGCTGCCATAGTACACATTGTCGCAATCACACTAGCTAACTGTTTTGGAGCATGGATTTTTAAAAGCATGTAGTAAACTAATCCGCCAGTAACGCCCATGGCAAGAAACATAATAGCTGCTTGCATAGCGAGATGATTAACGGGTGATTGTATAGAACTAAAGTCAATTTGATTCATATATTATACTCCTTATAATCGTTTTATAAATATATTAATATATTTAATTTATTAATGGAAGTATATATTCCTACAAAATACCAAAATAGTTAATTCACAGATGCAGAACGTATGAGCTAAAATAATTGTAGATTCAAATTAAGAAGGAGGGAAGAAGTCATGAGAAAAACATATACAAAAGATCCAGGCGGATGGAACTACGCTCAAAAGAATAATGAAGCAGGTCCTGGAGGTGGTGCAGGATATGCCGATCCAGGAACGGGAATATAAAGAGAGAAAAAAGCACAGTGCTTAATGCTACTGTGCTTTTGATTTACAGAAATTTATTTTTCATTTTTTTAAGTAACCAATCTTGAACTTCGTCTTTCAAATCAATTCCTACAGTTATAACTCCTAAGATAACGCCCTTACCTATAATGTTAAGGTCTACACTCATAGATTCTTTTACAAATTGTAAACGGCAAATGTTTGACGTTTACTGACAGAGTATAGTTCATAATTTATATACTTGCTAATAGTGTTGAGACATAGACTATTAGAAAAAACTTTCTCAACATGAATTGACTTTAAGTGGAATGAAGATTCTTAATCTTGTGATAAACTGATTTTAAGAAATCAAACGGAACAAAAAAGACCCATAGTGTGTGTAAATATGTTGGGAACACGTTTACACCGTTTAGCCCTAATTGAAGTAGGGAAAACATTTGCCATGAGCCTTTCGTTTACGAGTTTTCGTAACGTATACGGCTAGTTATAACACAGCTTTTTGATGTAATTCAGCATTAAGGTGCGTGTTCATGATAGGGAAGTGTGTCTTGTTCCAATAAGGGGGACAAAGCATGTGGAAAGCTCTAGGTCAAATTGAAAAAGAATTATGCGTAGCTGGTATAAGAAAAAATAAACTAGCAGATTATTGGGGTGTTAAGCCAAGTACTGTTACAAAAGTATTTAAAGGTAACACAGATATTAGTTTTGGTTTTCTTTCTAAAACAATTATTCTATTAAATAAAGGCATACAGGTACAAGGGAATATATTAAAGGATTATATTGATGTCACAAATCCGAAATCAGAGAATTTACGTGAAGCGATGGAGGACTTAGCTTTAAGAGGTAAGTTCAATCTTTTGATTGAAGTAATAAATAGTGAATTACAGTCTAAGGTGTCTGAAAATAAAGAATTTGCTAGTGTGTATCTGATTATTTATAAACGATATATCGGTGAGTTGAATGCCAAACTATATTATAAAGCGTTGCATATAGCAAGTAAATCAGTGAAAACAATTGAGATGGAATTGTTAACTGAAATTTTATTATGTCAAGCGCAATATCAAACAGGAAATTATACGACTTTAAATGAGCGTCTGAAATCAATAGAAACTAAAATTGATAAAATTAGTAATAAATATCTTCGTGAGTGCTTCAAATTACGTTACAGAGAAGCGATTGCTGTTACTTCATTGCAAGGAGGAGAAGTAGATGAAGCAAGAAACGTTTGTATTAAATTAATAGATGATCTTGAGTGGGATAACTATTTTTCTTTTCCAAAAGTAAATGCGTACTTAAAGCTAGGTGAATCGTATGTTTTCTCAGTAGGTGAATATGAGAACTCAAAATATTACCTAGAGAAAACATTACAAGTGATTGGTGATAGAAAAGTTGAAGCTGTAGAGAAGAAGAAAGAAATGGTGCAACATACATTATCATTTTTAAAGATTCACCATGACAAAGAAATTAGTGATACAGATGTTGTACATCCAAGTGAGCTGGCATATTTAATGATTAAACAAGGTAATACAATAGGAGCGAGGGAAATATTAAATCAAATAAAAAGTTCTACAGGTGAATTAACAGACATACAGACCGCTTATTTAGCTTTAACATATGAGGGAGCTAAAAGAGAAGAGTTAATGAAACAATCTCTTCTAATGTGTCAAAAATCAGGAAATATATTTTATTCGAATTTACCGAAAATTCACTTGGGTTTAATTTGAATATTTGTTATAATTAGCATCGGAAAGAGGTGATTAGATGAAAAAATTAATTACAATTATTCCTGTACTATTATTAGCAACTACACTAGTTGTTAACACTGATTCTGCGAAAGAAAAGCCTAGTACAAATGACTCAAAACCAGTAGTTCAGCAAATGATGGTTGATCCTGGTGGCGGTTGGTAAGATACAAAATATAGGTTTACATATATAAATTTAAAATGACATCGTCTTAATTGACGGTGTCATTTGTAGTTTTAAGTAAGATTTCCTTTTTAGGTTTATGAACAAAAAAGAAATTTATGTAAAAAAATAACAAAAATGATAAGGGGATAAGAGAAGATGAAAAATAAAGATGGGGAAGTTAATCTGATAAAAAAAGCGCTTTTACTTCTGCAAGAAGAAGATAACCCAAAAGAAATATTATTATCTATCTGTTTAAGTGGACATGAAAGAGACAAAGTAATTTAAAAAAGACTATCTAATTTTTTCCGATAGTCTTTTTTCATTAAATATTCCCTTTAGCTTTTTCGTAACTCACAAACATTTCTAGTTGTTCTAATGCTTTTTTTCGTTGTTCTTCAGGTAGATCATTTATGATTTGAAGAATTTCTTGAGCTTCTTTTGTAAGTTGTAGATCTTGGTCTGCTGTTAAATCTGGCGAATCAGATAACCCAAGTAGATAATCAGTAGTAACATTAAAATGATTAGCTATTTTTTGAAGTGTACGTGTACCTGGTGATTTTTTTCCTTCAACGTAGTTATAAACAGAAACATGACTAACACCAATTGCATCAGCTAATTGTTGTTGAGTAATCCCTCTTTTTTCAATTAACAACTTTAACCTTTCATGACTAAACATAATTAAAACACCCCAAGTTTATTTTATCTATTTTATATGAAGTTATTTCTTCTTTATCACTGTTATAGTGTGACACACGGCACTTTGCTACACTGTCATTATATATTAACTATCAGTTAAGTGGAAAGGTAAAGTTTTTGAAAAAATTATTATAAAACACTTGAACTTAACTTGAGGTTAAGTTACTATGTAATTAACAACAAAAACGGAAGAGAGGAGTTGCATATGAAAACTCTAAAACAGCTACGTGTAGAACAAGGATATACATGTAAGGAAGTAGCTGAGGCCGTTGGTATTACGGAAGTGTACTATTGGTACATAGAAAACGGCAAACGCCGTCCTTATTATGACTTAATTGTAAAAATTGCTGATTTCTTAAAAGTGAAACTAGAAGCAATTAAAATTTTTTGCCCTTGACTTAACTTATAGTTAAGTCAAGGTTGGTTAAGTTAAATAGAAGGGAGCAAAACAAAATGGGATTAGATCAAATCATTAAAGAGTCAATCCGAGAAGTTGTTCGTGAAGAAATTCAAGCAGCTTTAGCTACATTCCAACAACAAGCGCAACCAAACAAAGTAATGCGAGTAAAAGAAGCGGCAGCTTACCTTAACATCGCGGTTTGCAGAGTATATGAACTTGCAAACCATCCGCAGTTTCCGGTTATCCGAGAAGGGCGCAAATTACTCTTCTTACAAAAAGATTTGGAAGCATGGCTAGAAGCCCAAAAGGAGGAACCAAACTTTGGTTGAAAGTACATTCAGCCTTTTGGTTACAGCGGTGGTTATTGTATCATTCATGGGTGGTGTAGCACTTTTAGATGCATTTGAAAAACTTATCAGCGAGAATGAACAGCTAAAGCAAGAAAATCAGCAATTAAGAAAGGTGAAGAGAATATGAGCATAACAGCACCAGTTCTACAAAAGGACATGCAAAAGAAACAGGTGTTAGATGAGTTCTTAAAATATTGTAATCAAATGCAAATCCAAGCATTAAGAACACATGATGAAAAGTTATTGCGTGAATGGGTAAAGGAAGCACGACTAGCAAGAAGGGAACTTGCAGCACTATATCGAGCGAAAGAAAAGCACGATGTGGAACGTGAAAAAGATCGTAAAAATATTCTTAAGGTTATTAAGCGGTTAAGAAGCCAGGGAGTTAACGCGGATTTGGTAGAGAGAGCACATTACATAACTCTTTGTGAGGAGGTGAGTTAGATGATAGAAAATCCAATTGTAATAGGAAATCACCACGATTCATGCAAAAAACAATTCGAACATTATTGTAGCGATTGTGAAGGTGAATTGTACTTTGGGATGACGTATTACGAATTCGAAGGAAGTTTAATTTGTGAAGAATGTGCCGAAAAGTTTTTAGAGCGGCATGCAACGAGGTTTGTTGCAGGGGAATAAAAAAAGAACCCACGGCAATGGGTTCCCTTAAAAAAATCATTTGAAGGTAGTATACCATGGAAAAGGAGTGGATGGAATGAAATTTATAAAAGTCTCTCTAACACAAGGGCAAGTAGCGATTGTTAGTTCTGAAGATTATGAATTGATTAGTCGATATAAATGGTGTGCAAATAAAAGAAAAACAAGATTGTATGCGGTTGGATACGTAAAAGGAACAGGTCGCAAAAATTGTAAGGTGATTTATATGCATCGTTTAATTACAAATGCTCCAAAGGGTGTAGATGTAGATCATATAGATGGCAACGGGCTTAATAACACTCGTGAAAACTTACGCTTAGCTTCAAGAACACAAAATATGCAGAACGAAAGAAATATTCGCAAAGGAACTTCTAGGTATAAAGGAGTGTGGTTTTCTAAACAAAAGTCGAAGTGGATTGCTGAAATTAAGGTTAATAAAAGAAAAATCCATCTTGGTACATTCGCTAATGAAGAAGAAGCTGGGAGAACTTACGATGCGGCGGCTATACAGTATTTCGGTGAATTTGCACATACCAATTTTGGAAAAGGAGGTAATTAAATGATTGCAAAACAGTTAGTTGCTACAACAAGTATTTCAAAAATCGAATGGTTGAAATGGAGAAAATCGGGCATCGGCGGTTCAGATATTGGGGCAATCGTTGGAATCAGTAAATACAAATCGCCAATTGGGGTGTATTTAGAAAAAACAGGTTCTGCTCCGGATGCAAAGATTGAGTCGGAAGCGACGTACTGGGGAACGGTCATGGAGGATGTTATTGCGCAAGAATTTGTAAAACGAACTGAAATGAAGGTTAGAAGAAGAAATGCAATTTTGCAACACCCTGAGTATGAATGGGCCCTAGCTAATGTAGATCGAATAATTATAGATAAAGAACGTGGTAACGGTATTTTAGAAATTAAAACTGCTAGCGAGTATTTAAAAAAAGAGTGGGAAAGTGACGAGATTCCTGAACAATATATTGTTCAAATACAGTGGTACTTTTTTGTAACGGGTTTACAGTGGGGATATTTCGCTGCATTAGTAGGTGGTAATAAATTCGTTATAAAAGAGATTGAAAGAGATGATGAATTGATTGGTTATCTAGCAGATATAGCAAAAGATTTTTGGCTCAACAATGTTGAGAAGAACGAGCCACCGATGTTTGATGGTTCAGATGCATCAACAGAATTACTTAAACATCTATATCCAGAATCTATTGCAGACAGTTTTGTAAGTTTAGGGAAGCAAGAAGAGCTTCTGATTGAAGCGCGTGATCAAGTGGACCGAGAAATAAAAGCCCTGCAAGAACAAAAGGCAGAGTATGAAAACAAAATCAAAGCAAAACTCGGTACCAATGAAGTTGGTGGAACTGAGAACTACAAGATTTATTGGAAGTCATATACAACTAATCGGTTTGATAGCAAGCGATTCAAAGTGGAACACCCAGATTTATTTGAGCAGTATGTTAAAGAATCTAAATCAAGAAAATTCACAGTTAAATAAGGGAGGAAATAAACAATGGCAACTAATAAAGATGTAAAAAATCAATTAGCAAATCGTAAGGCAAGCGCACCAGTAACAACTGAACAAACAGTCGAAGCGTATATGAAGAAAATGGGTCCTAAAATGGCTGAGGTATTACCAAAGCATATGGATATGGACCGTATGAGTCGGATTGCTCTTACAACAATTCGTACAAATCCTAAATTGCTTGAATGCAGCGTGCCGTCGTTGATGGGGGCCGTCATGTCAGCCGTACAATTAGGGCTTGAACCTGGATTACTAGGACATTGCTATATCTTACCGTATAAGAGTGAAGCGACTTTCATTATTGGATATAAAGGCATGATTGATTTAGCAAGACGTTCTGGTCATATTCAAAGCATTTATGCACATGCAGTATACGAAAATGATGAATTTGAATACGAATTAGGTTTACACCCTCAACTAAAGCACAAACCGTCATTTGGTGATCGAGGTGAGTTTATTGGAGCGTATGCAGTCGCTCATTTCAAGGATGGCGGACACCAAATGGAATTTATGCCAAAGAGTGAAATTGAAAAGCGTCGCGGTCGTTCAGCTTCAGCAAATTCAAACTATAGCCCGTGGAAAACAGATTATGAGGAAATGGCGAAGAAAACAGTGGTTCGTTACATGTTCAAATACTTGCCAATTAGCATTGAAGTGCAGTCACAAGCGCAGCAGGACGAAGTGGTTCGAAAAGATATTACGGAAGAACCAGAATTCATTGAAGTGGAACAACAAACCGAAGGAGACGGACAAGGTGATTTCGTGATTGAAGGTGAGTAACAAGTCAAAGGTGCTTCTCTCTCGCAAATTGTGGGAGAGAGCACAATCAAAAGATGAATTAAAGCAGTCGATTGCACGTTATATACAAACTGGTTATCCAGGTTATCGGATAGAGAAAGTCATTAAGGAAAATGGAGCTTACATCGCGATTTGCACAAGGGGGTCATAAGATGGGCATCTTTCGAGTTAAGAAGGATACAAATTACTCGGTGATACACAACACGCCTTTACGTGATGAAAATCTGAGTTGGCGAGCAAAAGGATTATTAGCATACATGCTATCTTTGCCAGATGATTGGACTTTCCATGTAACAGAGCTAAGTCAACATGCCAAAGATAGCGAAAAAATAACAACAAGTACTCTCAAAGAATTAAAGGCTGCAGGATATTTGAAACGTTATCCAGTTCAAGATCCAGAGACAGGGAAAATATCACATTGGGAAACTGCTGTTTATGAAGTGCCAACCATAGATAAGGAAAACCACTCTATGGAAAAACCACCTAGTGGTAAAACCAGTGACTGGAAAACCACCCGCATGGAAAACCACTCGGTGGAAAAAGGCCAACTACTAAATACTAATGATTTACTAAGTACTGAAATACCAAGTACTAATCTAACTAATGATGATGTAGATAAGCATCCTCTAATTGATGAAGAATTTCAAAAAAGTTACAACTACCTTTTACAGAACAACATTTCATTAAGTGAAACAGCAATGCAGGATCTTGGAGAGTTCAGTGATGTATTAGGTAGCCAAATCATTATGGAAGCTGTCGATAGAGCGGTGGATCAGAATGCGAAACGATGGAAATACATTAGCGGTATTTTATTAAACTGGCAAAAAAGCAACGTAAGAACAATAGCAGATGTAATCAAGCTCGACGAGGATTATAAAAATCAAAGAGGTGGTGTAGGCAATGCAATACGTAGGGCACGCACTGGCAGAGGTTATGGTACGAGCAGAAGCTATGAGGAAGAAAATGCAAGCCGAGAGCGCAACATGCCAAGCTTCATTAAACGAGTATAGATGTTTAAAATGTCAGGATTCAGAAGTAGTTTTTTACGAAGAAGTGAATGAATTCGGTATGAGAGTATCTATGCAAAAAGATTGCGAGTGCAAAGCGCAACGAGTAATGGAGCGTAGATTGAAAAACGCGATGATTCCAGAAGAATTTACAGATGCTCGGTTTGATTCGTACAAACGAGAAACAGAAGAACAAAAGCTTTTGTATAGCACAATGGGAAATTACTTGCAGAACTTCAAAGAAATCAAGGATACCAAACAAAATAGCCTGGGCTTCATCGCAACTTTTGGAGAGTTACGAATTAAGCAATTGGAGTCAGCAAAGCGAGCACAAGCCAAGAGAGAACATAACAGTTTCGGACTCGGTAAAACACATCTTCAAGTAGCTGCAGCAAAGTATCTCATGAAGCGAGGGTATAGCGTACTGCTTATATCAGACGGAACTTTCATGGATGATCTCATTGCAGCCAAGATGATGAACGATGATAAGAAAGAATTTAACCGATTGTTAAACCACGCAAAACAAGTAGAGGTCCTCATATGGGATGACCTAGGTAAGTCAAAACGGTCAGAAGCGAAAGAGAATCTCTACTATCAAATCATTGATTATCGATATCGACATAATTTGCCCATTTTATACAGCTCGAATGAAGATGATGAAACATTACCTGAAAAGATTGGTTATGCAGCAAAGAGCCGCTTGTTTGGAATGAGTAAACATTACTTAATCGCTGTAGAAGGAGAAGATTATCGTGAGAAGGAGTGAAGAAAATGTGCATGATATGCAGTAACACGGGCGTAGTTCATAAAGAAATTTATCCTGGGATGATAGCAATTGAGGGTTGTAATTGTGAGGTAGCAAAGCAGCAGGAAGCTTCATACCAAGAGCATTGGGATGCTTGGATTCAAAAGTTTGAAGGGTGGAAAAGGGGGTTACTGCATGAGCGATGTGTCGGTTGAGAAAAAGCGTGAGTTTATGCAATTTCTTTTAAATCATATCTTGCCCCGAAGACATGAGGGTTTTCCGTTCATCTACACATTTCGTAAGCATTTAAGGTTTGTAACGAGAATCCACTTTGTTGAAAATGCAAAGAAGTATCCGTATGGAATTGAAATTTCTGCAGAGTTTTCAGAAGGTCAACTGTTCGCGTTTTATAAACCAAATTTAACTGTTACAGATGGGATGTCAGCATATCATCATTTCAATGTGAATGATGCACCGATATATATTCAAATCAATTTTAAAGGTAAATACAAGGAACCTTTGTACATGGAAGTACTTGAAGATGATGAGTGCTCACTTGAAACGCATATCGACGGAGAAGATCATGATGAAATTGAAAAGTTAATAAAATACCAACTCATTAATCATGCACTAGACACAAGAAATAAAGAACTGTTCCACCAGTTGATTGCAAATTAAGGGGGAGGTGAAAGGATGGTGGTTCTTTACAAATTTAAACTCACTACCATTTTCGAACAATGGCCGAATGAAGAATATGTGGTAGCGGAAACTGAAGGAAAGGCAAGATTTCTGTACTGGCAAAAGTTCAGAACAAAGCTTCTAACGATGCCAATGGCTGAATTCATGAAGTTTGTAAAGTGTGAGAACGAAGGGGTTTTTGATATCAAGCGGATGTACAGCACAGAACAAGCGTTTAAGAAAATGCAAAATTTTAGAAACCTACATTTTGCTTACATGGGTATGCGAGTAAACGTAGCTGGCATGTGGGGTACGATCGTTGGGAACTGGAAAACTAATCTGTTCGTTTTGTTCGATGGAGAAATTGAAAAGCACAACTGCCATCCTTATTGGGAAATTGCTTACTACGATGATGTGGGCAATGTGGTTCGAAATTATCAGAAGGGAGAGTATGCGGTATAAGTAAAAAAGGACGAGCAGTCGTACCTGCCGTCCTTTATAGGAGAAAAATTATTCTGGATTAGAACTACGAATAACCAGAAAACGCGCTTTAAAACAGTGTTGTCAAAGATGTGATAATCTATGCAACAAAAAGCTTAGTCGGAATTCAAAACACCAAATGGCTTGCATTGGCAACAGGCTCAAAAGTAGTATATGTAAAATGAAAAATTCCATACAAAAAGCAGACAACATTTTCGGTTGTCTGCCAGTTAGTCGAATGAGTTAGCTAATTGTGATAAATTGCATTCCCATTGCGAGAAGAGTGAAGCTGCTAGTTCAAACAGCTTGTTGGTATTATTTTCGATATTTTTAAAAATATACAGTAAGAATTAGAAAAGTGATGAACCAATCTGCCTCTTACTGTAAAAGAAGGAAGTACCAGCCGTGGATTAAGCGGCTTGAAAATAGTATGTATTGATTTTTGAAAAATATTCAAGGGGTGAAGAAACATGGAATGTGCACAAAATGCTGTATATGAAATCACTCAGTTAATTAGTGAAGCGAAAGAGAAAAGTTATGAGTAAATATAACAATAAAAAAGCTGAGCTAGACGGCCATGTATTCGATAGTAAGGCTGAATCGGATTATTATTCTGGTTTAAAGGTTCGCCAAGCTGCAGGTGAAATTAAAAGCTTCGAATTACAACCAAGATTCACCTTGCAACCAGCGTTTACAAAGAACGGTAAAAGTTTTAAGGCAATTACATATATCGCAGACTTCATGGTTTATTTGCCAAATGGTGATGTAGAAGTCGTGGACATAAAGGGTATGGTGACGGAAACATTCGCGGTGAAAAAGAAGATGTTCGAATATAAATATCCACACTTACAACTCATTCTTTTAAAGCATGTTATCAAATATGGCGGATTCATCACACTTGATGAGTACAACAAATTAAAACGTGAAGAGAAAAAACTAAAAAAGGCTAAATAAAGGGAGCGGATCATATGTCATATATCGAATTCAAACCAACTTTAAAGAAAGTAAATCTTAAACCTGATGGGAAGAAAGAAATCGTTTTGGAAGTAACGGATAGCTCATTAAATGGAAAGTTAGATGCACTTTCTGAATTAATCGATATTAAAGTGGCTGTATCATTGGAGTCTCTTATCGTGAATTATAATGTGTTGCTAAATGTAAAAACGAACAAACCGTTAACTGAATATGAAGTGGATGAAAAAGGTTTTGTGCAAGAAGTTAAACAGGTGTATGAGCAAATGGAAGCGGACTTCGATATTCCAGAAGAGAAAATCCTAACTCGCGAAGAAAGAGAGCAAGCGGATCGTGAAACCGTTGATGCATTTATCATTAGCGGGCTTGCTCCAGGCTTAGATGATTTACCACATGACTTTGCTTACATTGTAAAACGAAAGCTTGAAGGAGAGTCTTATCTAAAATTAGCAAATGAGCTGAAGATTTCTAACGTGAAGCTAATTGAAATGATTGATGATTACCGTGCTCGCATTGCACCGATGGCGATTAAATGGCACGAATGGAAAGAGAAACAGCCGGATGTAGGAGAGCAGTCAAAGGTAGAAGAGAAACCGAAGGAAGAAACAGTTGTAACGGTAGAAGAACAGGTGCAAGAAAAAGAATCGCAATCTTCTGAAGAAATTGAAGTCACTGATGAGGACAAGCCTTTTGATGAAACATTAGAAGACTAATAAAAACAGGTTGGTAGTATGACAATTTCGTTGTACTACTTGCCTTCCAATCTCATATGGGGTGATGGATTGAGCAAAGTTGAGAAACGTCATATCCGACTCAAGATTCTAAATTTACAAGATGAACACTGTAAAGCGTGTAAAACTGTTCCAAAATCGATTGGAAACAATTATGAAATAGCGCGTTGGTGTTCAGAGAACTGTGAAATCGGTAAAAATCTAAAAAGCTTAGGGGAGAGTCTACTCGAGGGGAGAACGGAACATATGGCTGAACAAAAAAACTGGGATCAAATTTGTGTAACTGCTGAAAAATTACGTGCTTCTGATGAAAAGAAATGGACTTGGGGGAAAATCGGAGCAGAGTTCGGAGTAACAGAAGGGAATTTATATTATCACGTTGCAAAAAGACGCGAGGCAAATGCAACGCCTGATAAGCGTGTAGGTACACCTAAGAAAGCTCAGGGTACAAAACCATTACTACAGCCTCAAAACAAAGAAAAAGCGAAATCTGAACCACCAAAATTAAAACCTGTAGTTATTGAGCATATCGAGAAAGTAGAAACCCTAGATGTTTCTTGGAAAGAGCAATTAAATAACATTTTTGATGAAAAAGATGTACTTCTAAAAGAGTTGAGTGAAGTAACGGAAATATACGAAGAATTAAAAAATATAAAAGAAAAACTAGCTCAAGATCTGATTGCAGAAACGAAAGCACGCTTGGAAGCAGAAGATGCACTAAAGCTATCACAAGAGCAGCTACAATATCGTGATGAAGATTACAACACATTACTTAACGAGTTTAATACGATTACGGAAAAGAATCATGAATTGGGGCATGACCTTCAAAAAATGCATATCAATGTACGTGCCGCAGAAGAGACAGCTGCGAAAGAACGTGAACATCGCCTTGAGTTACAAGGCAGATCACAAGCGCTCGGTTTAGCGCTCAAAGCAGTCTTGTAGGTGGATGCTATGAAACTGACAAAAGAAGAACGAAAAGAGCTCACATACCAAATTGGTGATATTATCGAACAGAAGTGTAGACATTGTTATTATAATAGTTCATCCAACGAAAGTTTTAGTGTTAATGAGTGTAAAGCATGCCCGACTGGTGAAGAATTACGCCAGTTGGGTAGATACTTGGATACACAGCCGAAAAAGAACGGTGGACCGAGAAAGAGAACGCCAATTGGATTAACCCCTGAAATTGTAAGAGGTTTGAATATACAAGGTATTCCAGATACGGAAATCAGCATTATGTATGAACGCAGTTTTACTTACGTTGGAAAGCTCAAGAAGAAGTGGGTACGTGAAGGGAAATGGGAAGGCACAACTGATATGAGAGAAATCAAAAAAGGCTAGGATTTCTCCTAGCCTCAACATAAGTCGTATGGAAAACAAGTATTGCGCAAATCGGTTATTTGCGAGTTCATTATATAACGTTTTTGGGGGTGGACAGGCTGAGTCATAGCAATCTTTACGTAAACTTTACATGGTATTGAAGATTTTGATAGAGATCAAATTTGAATTTTATAAAAATAAATATTGAGGATAATCCTTATAAATAAAGGCTCACTCTCAAAAGGATGAGAGTGAAGCCTGTGGATGAAATTACTGAGTTCTTGGGATGGTGAACATCAGCACATATATAATAGCATGAGTATTCAGAAAAAACATTGAGTAAATGTTTCCGATTTTTCAAATTATAGTTAATTGATTTTCATTAAACAAAAGCGTTATTTTGTACAAGAATTTTTACACCTATAAACAAACATAGCAGGTAACTGACTAGATTACCCGCTATGTTCATACACTGCACGGAGGAGTGCCTTCCGTTTTGAAAGAGCGAAGCCCAGGGAGAGAGCGCTCAGATATAGTATGTGTAATGAAAAAAAGATTATTCGTAAATGAGAATGAAAAATTATTTTATAATGACTGGCATTCTTTTAGTTTCAAATCTTTCAAAGTCTATAGGACAATATGCAAACGTTGCTATAGGTTCTGAAGTCTCGTTTGTAAAAAAAGTGTGCTTAATTACTTCACCAGAAGAAGAATAAAAAATAATTTTGGTTTTTGATATAGGAGGAAGCGTTATTACTAGTGGTTTACTTGTCATACTAATCAGCTCCTAAATTATTTGGTTTTATATGAACTTAATATGTATTCAATAATGTATATGAATTCATTTTATAAAGTTAGTACTTTGTGAATTGAGAAATTTAGCAAAATAGTTATTGTATTGAACAAAAAAACATGCACAAAAATTGTGCATGTATAGTAAAAGCTATGTCTTGTCTATGTAAATATATGCGTAGTTTATATAAATCGTGTGTATGTTTGAACGAAATGGTTATTTACAAATATAAAGAGCACCTTTTAAGGCACTCCATGACCAAAACTAAAATTGAAAAAGAATACCACATGATATTTTATGTATGTTCTTAATAAATGTGCAGTTTTAAAAAAATTTCTTTTGCACAACAAAGCAGCTAGTTAACAAAACTAACTGCTTGTTGTACAAAAGAAACGCTGCGCTTACAGAAATAGTTTGTAACTTTAAGTTACAAGAATAGTATGAACAGAGTTGAAAATGTTATTCGGAAATGTAAGAAAATAAAATAAAAAAGAGCACCATGCATAAGTGCTCTTTAAGATAGGAGGTAACACTTTGAGCTTGGCCTAGGTTAGAAATATATGGTGTAAAAAAGAAATAAGAACAAGATTTTATTAACTTAGTACAAAAAGCAGCTAGCAAAAGCTAGCTGCCCTTCACAAGCACTGCTAAAAGGAACTACTTTGGGGAAAAAGTAGGTTGTACTTAGTGTTACCGGAAAATTGGAATTTATTTAAGAAAATGAAAAGTTTAATTACTAAATAAAGTCCATATAAAGAGCAGCTAACAAAAGTTAACTGCTCGAGCAAGAAATTGGAGAAAAAGATTACCGTGTCATCTATAGTATTGACGAAATATTGAGTTTTATACAGGGGGTAGAGTGAAATGAAGAAAAAGCTTGGGAACATCATTTGGCATATCGAAAATAACCGTGGAGTTATAGGTGATACACAAGTATTGAATCAAGTACTTAAGAGCTTAAAAGGAATAGAAAGTGAGTTACCAAAAGATATGAGAGAGGCTGGGAACTTCATTTCTACAAGTTTTATGGATGGTATTCGTGCACAGGCAAGCGCTCCAGTAACTGTAAATGAATCACTTAAACGTACAAAATACGGTGAATATAAAGGCTATAATCAATGGGATTTAGCAAAAGATTATTTTCAAATGTCAAATGACGAATTCTTTAATCGGTACGGATTTAACTTTGTTCCAAAAGATCGATTGTTTGATGATGCAAAAAGATTTTTAACGAATCAGTCTTAATAATAAAATCGTTATTTGATTAAAAGAAAAAAGAGCACATATTGATATGTGCTCTAAGATAATCATTTTAATATCTATTCAATCGTCTCTTTTGTATCAGGTGTATCAAATTTATCAATCAGCTTAAACATTGCTTCTAAAAGAATTGTAGATAAAATTGCGAAGGTTAATACAGCATGTGGTGATAATTGCACTGCTGTGAAATTAAGTTTTGCTAGCCAAAAATATCCGACATACATTGTCAGGAAGGTACTAACAATTGAAATTGTAAATCCTAAGAAACCTAATTCTTTTAGCTTTTCTTCAGATAATTTAAATACGCGTAATATGAAAGAGAAGATGATCCCAACTATGAAAAATCCAATACATAAAGTCAATAGTGACATTATACTCGGGTATTCAACGTCATCAGGCATCCATTGTTTCATTCCTACAATTATGGCTGTAGGGAGCACGATAGGCATTAATAGTGGTGATACTATTAGAAAAATTGCCAATACTCTATTGATGTTGTTTGTTTCATTGTTGTTTTGATTATTCATAAAGCCTCCAAACATAATTTAAAAATAATATCCTAGTGGATTCTAGCACAAAAGTGTTAGTAAAGCCACAGTTAAAAAAATCGGATCTAAACAAAAACGCTATTTTAGTAGAAAACATTAAAAAAGGACCTGATTAGGGGTGCGGGTCCTTTAAATGGAACAATAGAACTTTATGGGATTACCAATAAGTTACCATAAAAGGCAATTATTTTCCGGTATATAAGCGTTGAGAAAACTTTTTATAAAAACTTCATTTTGTAGAAAAGGATGTGCATTTTGAAATCTGAAGAAGTTAAACAGCGTATCACTGATTTAAAAAGAAGAGCATCCAATTTAAAACGGGTCCGAAATGGCTTTTCAAGAATTCATAGTGAAGAATATCGTGATGGTGTTAATAATCAAATAGTCATCTTGGACCAGGTACTTATGACATTGAATTGGATTATGAGGGATGAAAGTAATTAGTATAAAAATTTCATTTTATATTAATTCGGAACACAAAAAGAGCACTTAGTAAAGTGCTCTCGTGACGAGATCCATTTTATAACGACTATTTTATAAAGAAAGGAACTCAGAGTATTATATGTAAGTTCAGTTAATTGGGTTCTTTTTACAATTAAAGAGCAGCTAGCAAAAGCTAACTGCTCGGCTCAAGGTAATAGACATAGAGTGGGTATTAGTAAAATTGGCTATTCACGAGCCTGTTTACAGTGTAACCAAGATTTTTAAATGTATTCCCTCTTTAAAGACCTTCTTCAAACGACGCCCTTTAAAGAGGGAGTGGAGTAATGAAAAAGAATACTTTTCCTTTAATACAAAATCATATTTTGATTCTCAATAATATATGGGTATTAAGACAAAAACGTGCAATTAAAAGAGCAGCTAGCAAAAGCTAACTGCTCTCCAGAAAAGCATTAAGAAGGAAGTTCAGAACTCAAGTGCATTTATAGTATGGATCAAAATATCAAGTTTATGTAACAAAAATAAAAATCGAGCAGTTAATGGGGAAACTACTCGATTCGATACAACCTGGGTAAGAAGCAGATTGTATTGTGATTAATATTAACGGAATATTGAATTTTATTCAGCTTTTAACAAATTCGTTATTTGAAAATTAAAGAGCGCCTTGAGAGGAAGGCGCTCTGACCAAAACTAATGTTGAAAAAGGATACCCAAGATATTGTATGTATGTTTTTTATATAGGTGAAATTTTATAACAAAATCTTTATTTGGCGAAGAGAGGTGATTAATTGATAACTCGAATTTTAATAGCTTATATAATCATCTCCTTAATTTTTTCTATCGGAAATATGAGAGACAGTTTTAGCTGGGGAATAGAGATTAAAGGAATGAAAAAGAAAGAAGCTTTTATATGGGGTTTTTTAGCGATACCTCTTGGTGTATTGGGTGCAGCAATTGTTGTTGGTGGAGTGATCCTAATAGGTGGATTCTTACTTATGGTTATCCAATGGATTTATGAGAACATGCCTTAGATTAAATTAAACAAAATCGTTATTTGATATTAAAATTTAAAATCAAAAAGAGCACCATTAAACAGTGCCCTTTTCAAGCGTGAGTATAAATTCCTATCATTCTATACTAGTATATGCTTACAGTAATTAATTGTGAAAAAATTGAATATAACTAAGTTACGATAAATTCAATAGTAACTGGGATTGCAGGATCAAATGTATCGCCACCTGGAATTGTAATCGCTCCAGTTGGGCCGGTAGTAACACTTGATTCTCCGCCTGGCTGAAGTACACCATTTAGGTAGAAATTATAATACGTGAATTTTGGGAATGCTGTAGCAGCAACACCAGCATCATTTAAGCAAGCTGTAGCAGCAATTGCAAAAGCAACACCTGTACCTGTACCCGCACCTAGTGTAGAAGTAAATCTTCTAGAAGCCATAAATGGAGGTATGATAGCCATTGGTATTCACCTCCTTCTCAATTTTATTAGGACTAGATTAGGAGAAACCTTGTCCTATATTGTATTCTATGACGTACTTAAATACTAGAAACGGCTTATGTATTAGGATTTAAGTGCAATTATTAAATTAGATACATTGATGTTGAATAAAAATGCTATTTTGCACAACAAAGCAGCTAGCTGAAGTAGCTAACTGCCTGCTGTAAATACTATTCCACATGGATACGCAAATTGTAACCACAAGTTACATTTATAGTATAAACAGATTTGAAAATGTTATGCAGGAAAGTAAATTAAATAAAAACTTTCTTTTGCACAACAAAGTAGCTAGCTTAATGAGCTAACTACCAGTTGTACAAAAAAACTAGGCCCTACAAGTAAATGATATGTAACTTTAAGTTACAGCTATAGTGTAAGCAGAATTAAAAGTATTATGTGGAAATAATAATGACCTTAATAAAAATTTCATTTTATAGAAATAAGGAAACTAAAAAAGAGCACCATGCATCAGTGCTCTTTAAGATAGGAGGTAACACTTTGAGCTGGATACTTAGGTTAAAAGTATATGGCGTAGAAGTGAAATAAGACCTGAAATTAATAACTAACTCAATGCAAAAGAGCAGTTAACAATTGTTAACTGCTCGGCCCTCAGAGAAAGGGGAAAGAACATTACAGAGATCACTGTGAATTCAAGCTGTATCAGCCCATTTATAGTATTGAACATAATTTAGAATTTTATTCGAACAAATTCAAAAAAAGCAGCTAGCAAAAGCTAACTGCCCTGGTGAATAAGAAGAACACAATGGTCATTCGTATTCAACCTTGGTGTACTTATATTGTTAACACTTTTTAGAAATTTATTCAATAAAAGAGCAGCTAGCAAGAGCTAACTGCTCGACTCTCGACCAAGAGAGCTAGAGTGGGAAGAGTTTAAAGCTGACTTTTTAAAGTCCTATATAGTATCGGATGAATTTAGAGTTTTATTCGTATGAAATATAAAAAGAGCAGCTAGTAAAAGCTAGCTGCAAGCCTTCGGGTATGAAGGGGAATCAGAAACTGTATATACATTATTAACGGAATGTTGTGTTTTATTCAGGAGTAGCCTAATTTGCTACTACTTGATCTTGATCTGCAACATCAGAATCAAATGTATTCGTTGCACTAACACCATTAAAATTATTAACGATAAAAGCGGCATTGGAACCGCCCGAGCCATTATAAGATTTTGTATTTGCTTTTGGAGAAACGTTATAAAAATCACCTAAGTTGAAAGAACCGTTACTGGTTTGTAAGACAAGGTTTCCAAGAATAGCTGGCATAGCTTTCACCCACTTTCTTAGGGAGTATTTAAATTAGTATATGGTGTATGTGTCTAGAGGTTCATTTGAAACGGAGAATTTTGAAATGAAGTTTGATTGAAAACTCAATAAAATAATCACTTGAATAGAAAGCGAGGTTTTGAAAATAGAAGATAACGTAAAGCTTTTAGGTGATGATGGGATGTTAGGGATGGAGTTTAAGGAAAGAACGATTCGTGTTTATAACACAGAAGGTAATGTGATGGAATTACTCTCTATAAGAGTGTAGACTCAAGAAGTTATCGATTTTCTTGAAGAATGTAAAAAGGAAATGAAGTAAAAGTTCAACAAAGCAGATCGAACGGAGGGGAACCGTATCGTATGAATCAATTGTCATTTTTTGAAGACATCGATGAAAAGGAGATGCGAAGACTTGTGGTGAAGGAGTTGAAAAACTACAAAGCATTGTGCGTCCGGATGAAGAATCAAGAAGAACAGGCTCAAGCTGGGTGTGTTGTTCTTTTTCCTAAAATGAAAGGTGACGATAAGAATCACGAGATACGTTTTAAACAAATTGAACGGACGTTAAAACATGCTCTTGATGAAGATGAACGCAGGATAATTGAGATGAAGTACCTTGGGAATCGAAGGGTTAAAGATTCGTTTGTGTACAACGAATTAATGATAAAGCGTGATCCGTTTTATCAGAAGAAAAAAAGCGCTATTCAGTTGATTGCTACGGCTTTGGGGATTATATAAAACAAGTTTTTGAAGCAATAGAAATGGGATTCTAGCATTTTGTGCTATTGATATAGATGAGGTTATTCTATTTTACATGTTGTATCATCTTCTTTCCCTGCCTGATGGTGGGGATATTTGTGTTTCGGAAAAAACACGAGGTAGAATTCTGTTAATATAGAAATATTTTTTATTGATTAGGATGATTAAATTTACTATTGTTCATGTTATGATAAATTTCATAGGGAGGATAAAAATCCCAATATAAAAGCCAATCGTATTACAGTACGATTGGCTTTGAAAGGAGGAGAATTATTATATTCGCCCCAATATCCATATCGGATGTTTGCCAATTAGTTCTTCTATTAATTCTTTTAATGGATAGAAGAAATAGCAAACAGTAATCTTTGAAGCTTATTTGTGTTACAGCACAAATAAGCTTTTTCCATACCTATTATATCCGATTTTATTGACTATAGTACATAAAAATAATTTGGTTTTTTATAAATTAATGGATTAACAGGAGGCTTTCCTTTTCAAGTTTATCAGAAATACGTATTTATTTTGTTAAATCTTTTTGCAGGTACTGGGGGTTTGATGAGTGACGTTTATCGACAAAAGAAGGGACAAACTGGGGGACGTTTTCGGGGATTTTTCAAAACAGAATCAATATTACGCTATACCTATACAGTTCTTTGAAAGAAGAATAGTGTGGGGATAGCGTCGCCCCTTTATCAAAACGTTACCGGAGAACGGGCATGGGCGGTAAAAATCCGCAAAAAGGATGAAAAGACCAATTGAATTTATATATTCAGCCGCGATGCGTGAGTGTCGTGGCTTTTGTGTTTCTTATTAAGTTTAGTATTTTGATGTTAGCTTTAATAAGAAATATAAATAGTCCCCTTTTAGGAATTGGTCTTCAAAGGTTATGTTTTTTATATCTCCATACATAAATGTAATATAATGATTTGTGTCAAGAGTAAAGAAAGAGGGATTTTGCATTAACATGGCGGAAAGAATAAATTATGGAAAATGTAGCAAACTTTTTAATGAAAATAAAGTAGAAGTATCAAAATAGACGTTTTTTCTTTGTTATATAGAAATTACTCATTAAACGTATTTAAATACTGTTTTAGGTATAACATGAATTGATCATCAATGGTACAGATAACGGATATTTTTCTATTTAGATTAGATGTTAAATGTACCGTGAAACTCTTGGAAATACAATGCTGGAAAAATATAATGATATTGGTATATTACAGGAGAAGGCGCAATTGTAGGAGTAAAGGGGATATGCCCAGGTTGCATACCATATTGACCATATGAAGGATGGTGAAGTAAATGTTGCCAAGTCGAAGTTGGAGCTACAACAATCCTCATCGGGAAAGGATTCATAATATAATCACTCCTAAAGTAGTATTCATGTAATAGGGTATGCACTTACTGAATATAGATGTGCATAATCTAGGTCTATAAACATAATAATCAACGGACAGAAAATAGGGTTACTAATCTTATGATATGTTCATTATGGGTGTTTTATTTTACTATGTAGATAGAACAAACATGTGTATAGCAATTATCGTAGGCGCTACCATGATCTGGGTGGCGTCTTGTTTGTTGTTAAGGAAAGATAAGGGGTGAGATAGACTTTCAAATTGAAATATTATTAGTCTGAAACATAGACTAGTAAACAAACTATTTCTACCTTTTAATCATAGAATATGATGAATTCTATTTTTAGAGGAGGGAATCATATCTATGGGATGGGATAATAATTTTGGACATTCTCGAGATTGTAATAGATTTTGGGATGATTTAGTATTTTGCGGATGCGGTCGTAGACGCAGAAGAAACGATTTTAACGACTGTCATTGTAGACGTGACTGCGATTGTGATGAGTGTCGTCGTAGACGTAATCACGATGATCGTCGAGATTGGTAAAGTCTTTTGAAAGAGTGTGATGAAGAAACGCACTCTTTTTTGTTATGTTTTTAATTGGTACTTATTAACTCGAAGGACGCAGTTTCAATTGGATTTAACATTTTACAAAACAAACGAACACAATGAATAGAAAAAGCAAGAATCAAATGATTCCTGCTAGGTGAAGAGATTTGACTAACATTCCAATAGCGCTAATAAACTCTGGAGAAATGTAAAAATCTGATTTAGATCCGTTTGGTCTCTTGATTTTTAGTTTCATGTTTCTACTCCTTTATATTTAGTTTTTACATGGGTATATACAATTCAGAAGGGAGTTTGTAACAAATAAATGAGAAGTATTTTTAAGTAAGATTCATTTAGCGATTTGTGTAAGTAGCGAATACGCTGCTTTTTTATTTTACATAGAAAAAGGAACCGTAATAGGCTCCTTAATTCGATTCAGAAGTTGTGTAGTTTTTCTTGATGATATCTTTTATGTTGGTAATTAAGGATATAAGAAATCCAGCAGCTAGGATACCGTTTACCCAGTAATATGTATTCCCTGATGTAAATTTATTATAAAAGGAATTGACATTATAAAATACTAGGAGAGCTGAAAAGACAGTGGAGATTACTAACATACCAAAACTTTTCATTGTGTTCACCTCGATTCAAAATGTTAGAACTTATTTACAATTTTACATTTAAATAAATAGATTTATAAGAAGAGGAATAAAAAAAGAACCTGCAAACCTGCAGATTCTCCTGATAATGATTTATGGAGCAAGACCCGAAAATATAATACAATAATTCGAAAATGAGTTCAAGTAAATAAAAAGAACCCGCTGGAGTTCGGGTCCTTTTCAGAAGTGATGATGTATTCTCGATTAGGGAACTGAGAAAATACAAAAATATAATACATCGAGTTTTAGAGAATTTCAAGAATAAATTAGGAATTATCATAGGGAGGAGTTGGACAAATGAAACTAACTAAACAAGAACAAGCGGTTGCAATAGGTACATTCATTTCAATGTTAGGACAAGATCTTGTAAATGAGCGTTTCGATAAACAAAAGTTAGAAAACGCAATTCCAATCTTTAATGAGTTGGAAGATAACACAACACCAAAGCAAAAGAGAGAAGCAATGATTAGTTTGCTTTGGTAAAACGGTAGATGAATTCTTAAAACAATAGACATAAAAAAAGGAAAAGCAACTCGCTTGGGGGGCGAATTACTTCTCCAGATGGCAATGTTAATTTTATTATAGCAACTTGGACATATTTATGAATATATATTTTGAATTTTCTGCGAAATAATTTAGGAATTACCGTGAGGTGGTGAATATGGCTAGGCAACGAAGCCCGGATCGTGACAAAGCATTTGAAATATATAAAGCAAGTAAAGGAGAGAAGCCATTAATTGATATTGCGGCTGAGTTAAACCTCAAACCTTCGCAAATTAGAAAGTGGAAATCACAAGATAAATGGGACGAACAATTAAAAGGTAACGTTACTATTGCGAAAAGGAGCGTTACCAATGTTAAAAATCCCAAGACAAAAGCCAAGTTAAAAAAGATGCTAGATGATGAAGAGCTGACAGAACAAGAACGGCTCTTTTGTTTGTATTACATGAAGTATTTTAATGGTACACAAGCTGCACTGAAAGCTGGCTATGCAAAGAGTAGCGCGCATGTTACGAGTAGCCGGTTACTGAGAAGAGAACGTGTAGCATCGTATATTCGAGAGATTAAAGGTGAAATGGTTGAGAATATATTTGTAGAAGCGATGGATGTATTGAATGAGTACATCAAAATTGCTTTTGCTGATATTACAAATTACGTAACCTTTGGTCAAAAAGATGTAGAAGTGATGGGACCGTTTGGGCCTGTAAAAGATGAAGATGGAAAGCCAGTCATGAGAACCATTAGTTATGTTGATTTTAATGAATCAGATATGGTTGATGGCTCTATCATTGCGGAAGTGAAAAAAGGCAAAGAAGGCGTTTCTATCAAGCTTGCTGACAAGATGAGAGCACTTGATAAATTGGCGATGTACTTTGATTTAGTGCCTGATAACTTCAAGCGAAAAATTGAAGAAGAACGTCACAAGATGCATATGGAAGTACAGAAAGCGAACATAAAGAAAGCTAATGCTGAAATTGCAAATTTAACTGGTGATGAAGATGATGATAATGCAGAAGCAATTCAAGATTTTTTACAAGCAACTGCTCCTGATTCAGAAAAGATGAAAGAAGTATTTGGTGATGCAGATGGCGAGGATTAAAAAGCGGAAAAACAAATCGTTTAAGTTCCAGCCGTTTTCAAATAAACAATTACAATTATTGTGGTGGTGGCGAGATGGTTCGCCATATAAGAATCATGACATCGTTATTGCAGATGGAGCAATTCGTTCTGGTAAAACAATTTCGATGATCTGTAGTTTCTTGCAATGGTCACAAGAAAAGTTTAAAGGTGAGTCATTTATCATTGCTGGTAAATCAATTGGCTCATTAAAACGTAACGTAATCAACCCAATGATACAAATACTTACAGCATGGGGATGGCGATATGATTATAACCGTTCCGAAAACTATCTGCAAATTGGATGGAATACGTACTACTTGTTTGGAGCTAATAAAGAGAACTCACAGGATACGTTACAAGGTTTAACCGCTGCTGGCTCATTAGCTGATGAAGCTGCTCTATTTCCTAAATCATTTATAGATCAAATGATTGGGCGTTGTTCTGTTGATGGTGCAAAGATATTTATGAACTGTAACCCTGGTTCGCCATATCACTTTGTAAAAACAGAGCTTATCGATAAGAAAAAAGAGAAGTTAGTTTGCCATTTAAAATTCACAATGGATGACAACTTATCTCTTCCTGAAAAAGTGAAAGACCGCTTTAAACGTATGTTTAGTGGTGTGTTCTATCAACGCTATATATTAGGTTTATGGGTAATGGCGGAAGGTTTAATATATAGTATGTTTAATGAAGATGAACATGTTGTACCGTCGCATCCAAGAAAATACGAACAGTACTATATATCCTGCGATTACGGTACACAAAACCCTATGGCTTTTGGTTTATGGGGCTTATGTGGTGGCATTTGGTATAAGGTGAAAGAATACCATCATGACGCTCGTAAGAAGAATTTACAAAAGTCAGATGAACAATATTATGCTGATTTAGTTGAGTTTGCAAACGGTCTAACCAAGTGTATTATCGTAGACCCATCGGCAAGCTCATTTATTATTTTATTGAAACAAAAAGGTTGGAAAGTAAAAAAAGCAAAGAACGATGTATTAGATGGAATACGAAATGTAGCAACTGCATTAACAACGGAATTAATTAAATTCTGCGATTGTTGCAAAGAAACGCTGCGTGAGTTCTCTTCTTACGTATGGGATGAGAAGGCAATGGAGCGCGGTGAAGACAAACCGATTAAGCAGAATGACCATCAAATGGATAGTGATCGTTACTTTGTGAATACCGTAATTATGTCTAATAACAAAGCAAAAGCTGTTAAGTCAATTTATTAAGAAGGTGAGACGATGTTTGAACACTATATCCCATTACTGGATGAAAACAATGGGGAGCCTACACCCAAGCTGCTCAAAAAGATTATTGATGAATTTGAACCGTTAAAACAACGCATGATTAACAGGTACGAGCGATACAAAGCAAGTGAGAAAGGTGTACCTATCTTTACTCGTGAGTTTAAAGGTGATGGGAATAAGGATAAGGTTAACAACAAGCTGAACAATGACTTCTTCTCTGAAATTATTGATACAAAGATAGGGTATATGTTTGGATTACCTGTTTCATATAGCTTAGATCATGAAGATGAGGAAGTATTAAAACGTATCCAAGATTTCTTAAAGGCAAATCATACTGAAGATGCTGATGCGGAAACAGGAAAGTTTGCTTCTATTTGTGGGTATGGGGCAAGACTGCTTTACCATGATAAGGATGGTGAGGAAAAGGTTATGAATATCAAACCTTATGAAGCTATATTCCTTACTAATTCAAGCATTGCTGAGCCTAAATACGCTATCCGCTGCTATCCAATCAAAGTAATTAACGGTGATGACTTTAAAGATGGATATAAAGTTGAATTTTACAATGGTACGCAAATCATTGAGTACACTGGTGAAGATTTAGATAAGCTGAAAGAAACAAATCGAATCACTAATTTATACAAAGGTGTACCACTTATCGGATTTCCTAACAATGAAGAATTGCAGGGGGATGTTGATAAAGCTATTGCGCTTATTGAAGGGTACGACAGAGCACTTTCTGATGTGAACAGTGAAATTGAGCAGTTCCGCTTGGCTTATATGATTTTTAAAGGTGTTGATATAGATGATGATACTATCGAGAAGTTAAAGCAAACTGGAGCTCTTGATGTAGGTGAGAATGGCGAGGCTACATTTTTAACTAAGGATCTTAATGACAACATCTTGGAACACCATCTAGATAGATTAGAAAAGAATATATGCCGTTTTACAAAGCATGTTAATCTTTCTGATGAATCATTCGGTGGTAACCTCACTGGGGTTGCGATTCGCTACAAACTTTTATCGTTAGAAACGAAATCCGGTACATTAGAAATGAAATTCACTAAGTCGCTGCGACAACAGTTTAAGTTACTATTCGACGCTTGGAATTTACGCTCAAATAAAGAAGAATTAGATTACCTTTGCATGACGTTTCAATTTACTCGTAACCTTCCAGCGAACTTATCTGACGAAGCAGATGTTCAGTCTAAATTACAAGGTTTAATAAGCGAAGAAACACGATTATCTATGTTATCTGTTATTCCTGATCCGAAGGCAGAATTAAAAAAGATGAAGGAAGAAGAGGTTGATTCTATCGATTTAGACACTGTACATAAAGGCGGTGAAAACGATGGAATGGGACAAGAGGCAGAAACACCTCCAAAAGATAGAGGACGAGCTGGAAAAGGCGATTCTCTATATGTATAAAGATGCTTTGGAAGAAGTCAGAGGAATACTGGCTTTTTATTATGCCAAATATGCGGTAAATGAGCAGTTAAGTATGCAGAAAATGCTTCGATTTAATCGATACAAGAACCTGCAAAGTGAACTACAGCAAGTTATTAATGAAATAACTTATGAGAAAAAGAAAACTCTCAATGAAACACTCTCCACTCAATATGGGGAGTCTTTTTATTATACGAGTTATCTTATCGAAAAAGAGGTTGGTGTATCTCTTTCATATGGGCTAATTGACCCAAACGTCATTAAACGTGCGGTACAAATGCCAATCGATAAAATGACGCTCAATCAAAGATTAAGTATACATCGAGCACAGATAATTAGCCGAATACGTAAAGAACTATCCATTGGCCTTAGAAAAGGTAAAGGGTATGCGGTAATGGCTAATCGTATTAAGCCTATTCTTGATAGTGATGCGAAGAAAGCACAAATGGTTGCTTGGACAGAAAGTGCTAGGGTGCAAAACTTAGGTACTTATGACAGTGCATCTCATGCTTTTGACGAAGGTGTATCAATGGAGAAAATTTGGATTTCTACATTAGATAAACGTACAAGGCCAACGCATCAAGCTGCAGATCATCAGAAGGTACCGTTTAAAGGATTATTTAAAGTCGGTGGTTATAGTTGTGAATATCCACACGACAGCAATTTACCTGCTAAAGAGGTTGTACGCTGCCGCTGTACTTTTATTACCGAAGTAGCGGAAGTTAGCCCATTTATTGAGAGGAGGGCTAGAAACCCGACAACAGGCAGGAATGAAGTTATTACAGCAGTTAGTTATGAAGAGTGGAAAGACTCTCTCAAATAAAAATAAAACACTTGAGGGCTTATAGATTACGAACTAAACAGGGCGTATTCATAGGAACTCAAAGGAGGAAAAATGATGACACAATATTTAGTTAAAGATTTGCCAGTAAAGTTTGTTAAAGAAACAATAAAAGCGCCATTACGCTTGAAAGGTATGCAGTTCTTCTCTGATCCTAATACACCACCACCAGCAGAAGATACACCACCGACCGAACAAACGCCACCTGCAGATGATAAAGAGGAGGTGCCAATTGATGGACAGAAAGAGCCGAAATTAGATGATGCAACAAAAACATTTATTGAGAAAATGGTGCAATCAGCAGAAGATAGAGTTCGTTCGAAATATTCGAAAGAACTTAATGCAACCAAGAAGGAACTAGAAAACTACAAAACCGCTTCTATGACCGCTCAAGAAAAAGCTGAGTATGAGATGAAGCAACTTCAGGAACAGCTAGAAGAGCGGGAAAGAATACTTCATCAGAAAGAAATGCAAAGTGCGGCAGCAGATGGATTATCAACGATTGGATTAGATCTTAAGTTTGTAGATTTTGTTATCGGTTCAGATGTAGAGGATACTAAATCTAGAGTATCAAAATTTAATGATTTGTTCTCTTCGGCGTTAGAAGCAAAAGTAGTCGAAAGATTTAAAGCTGCTGGCCGAGAAATTCATGTTAGTGGCGGAACTGGGACTGGATTTACAAGAGAACAAGTAAATTCAATGAGTCAGGATGAAATTAATGCGAACTGGGCACAAATTCAGAAAGATATGCGCAGTTGGGGTAAGTAATAATAGAAAAGTTAAGTAGTATAATTAAAAAAATTATAAAACGAACAAACGAGATTGCTATTTTAGTGGTCTCTTTTGTTATGGGAAAACATTAAGGAGGAATTAATATATGTCAGTAGCAACTTTTATTCCAACAATTTGGGAAGCTCGTTTAATGGCGAATTTCCACAAGCGTTCAATCGCGGATTTAATCACAACAAAACCAGCTAAAATTGAAGGTAACAAAATTATTTTTAACCGTGTCGGTGCAGTAAATGTAAAAGACTATTCTGGTTCTGTTGAATGGGATGACACAAACCCTTCTAAAGTAGAAATCAATATGGATCAGAAAAAGTATTTTGCGTTCAAAGTAGATGATGTAGATGCTGTTCAAGCTGCTGGAGATTTAATTGATCCACATACACAAGAGGCAGGTTCAGTACTTCAAGAAACTGTCGATACATTTACATTAGGACTTTACACAGGTGCTCATAAGGATAATGTAATCGGTACAGATTCCGCAGCAATTGAATTATCACCTAAGAATGCATACGACTACATTGTTGATCTCAATACAAAGTTAAACGTGAAAAAGGTACCTAAAACTGAACGTTTCACAATCATCAATTCTCAAGTTCTTGGATTACTATCTAAAGATGACCGTTTTACAAAGCAACCTGTCATTTTAGAAAACGGGGTTGTAGAAGGACAAATAATCAACGGTTCGCAAATTGTTGTATCTGAAGAGATTCACAATACATCCGGTAAATATAAAATTCTTGCTCTTCATAAGTCAGGTATCGGTCATGGTAAACAGTTAAATGAAACAGAAGCGCAACGCCTTCAAAATTCATTTGCAGATGGAGTTCGTGGTCTTATGGTTTATGGGGCTGGTGTGCTTCGCCCAGAAGCGTTAGCAGTACTTACAGCTACAATCGCACCAACTACACCACCACCAGCAGGAGGAAAGGCTTAAGCCTTTCCTCTTTCTTCTTGAAAGGAGAGATAATATGCCTTGGTTTTTAAATACAGACACAGATGTCACCTGGGAAGTAACGGATGCAGATCACGTAAAACGTTGTAAGAATGACCCTGTATATGAAGAAGTAGACGAACCGAAACAAGAAACGGTTAAGAAGAAAAGACAAACACCTGCAAAGTCGAGTGAGTAAATGGATATGAAAGCAGAAATTCTAAAACGTGTAAAATTGCAAGTGCCTAATATAAGTGATGAAAACTTGTTAATAAGCATCGAAGATACAATATTAATGGTTGCTGAGTACACGAATAGAACTATTCTACAATTCCCTCCTGCTTATCCTGGTATCATCGCAAAGATGGTAGTTTATGAGTATAAGGAGCAGGAAAGAGAAGGGAAGAAAAGCGAGTCATTAGGAAACTACTCTGTTACTTATGATGACGTGGGAGATTATCCAGCAAGCGTCACGAAGGGGCTGAAAGTGAGGTTACGTGTTCGATGATTCAGTCAATGATACGCAAGTTTGGAAAAGATGCTACAGTACTTCGCAACGCTGGTTCTGATGATGGACCATATCCAGCAGAAGAATGGAAAGAAATCAATACTGTTAAAGGTGTATTGGATGCTATCCAAGGGACAAAGGATGCTCGCAATAAAAAAATAGAAGAGAAAAGCACACATTTCTTTTACTGCATGCTTTTCGACGTAATTATTCAAGATAGATTAGTTATTGATAAGAAGATATACAGCGTTACCTATCCTGGTGATCCGATGAATGCAGGGAGATTTTTTCAAATAGAATTGGAGATGTTGCCTTATGAGCATGAAATTCCAATCGAATAGGGCTGCTGTTATGGCGAGACATTTGGCTGCAAAGAAAGCAGCTCATACTGCTATTGGTCAATTTGTATCCTCTAAAGCTAAATTACTTGCTGCTGTAGACACTGGCAATCTAAGAAGAAGCATTAGTTCTAAAGCAGAGCAAGAAAAAGTTGTTATCGGTACTTCTGCTGATCATGGAATTTATGTTGAGAAAGGAACAGGGATTTATGCTGTAGACGGTGATGGGCGTAAAACTCCTTGGATGTACCGTGACCCTAAAACAGGGAAGATGGTTAAAACTCAAGGGCAACATGCACAGCCTTTTCTTAGACCAGCAGCAGAGAGCAATAAACCGCAAATTACACAAGTTGGCACGCGAACCTATTCGTCGTTAATGAGGTAGATAGCATGAATGACTTTATAAATATATTACACAGTAAATTAAAACAGATTCATAAAGAAACGTATTATGAAATCGCTAAAACAACGGCTGAAATGCCTTATCTGGTATTCACGGTAAATGATGACAAAGAACCATGGGGACGAAAGAATATCATGCTTACAATTGATATTTACGGCACTTCCGCTCATCTTAGTAAAATAGATGAACTGATTATGAAGCTAGAAAACAATCTTCATAGAAAAAGGTTAAGCAGTGCTGAATTTGGTGCTGCTATTTCTTATCTTTCGAGTCAGAAAGTACCTGATCCAGACCCGAATATCAGACGTAAAGAAGTGCGGTTCATTTTAAGAACTTATTTTAAACAATAGAAAGGGTTGATTATATGGCAGCTCCACAACCAAAACCAGAGAATGTCCTATTCGGAGATTGGGGTGCATTCTTCTTTAATTATGGAGAAAAAGACGAACTACCTGTAGGTGCTACACAAGGCGGTGGCTCATTTAAATACGAACCAGAGTTTAAAGAAATTGAATATGATGGTTCTCCTGGTGACACTATGGGGATGAAACGTATTACAAAATCAAAAACTCAAATTAGTTTTAAGACACTTGAATTTTTGGATAAAGAAAAAATCAAAAACTTTATTGCTGGTTTAAAAGTATCAGAAGAGACTGTTACAAAAGACGGGAAAACAATTAAGTACGACGTGATCGAAGCTACAGAACGTCTAACAAAAGATAGCTATCTTAAAAACGTAGCATGGGTTGGCGAAACTTTAGGTGGAGATATCGTTGAAATTATCGTATATAACGCATTATCTGACGGTTCATTAGAGCTAGGATTTGAAAACGAAAGTGAAGTTGTTCCAGAAGTGACATTCACAGGACATCGTGATCCAGAAAACATTCGAAAAGTACCATGGAAAAAACGTATTTTAACAGCAACAGAAGCAGCTAAATTAATACCAGCAGGTTAAAGAGCAGGGATAATCCCTGCTCTTTTTATTTTAAGGAGGAATAAATATGACTATTGCAATTCAAGAAAAAGAATATAAAGTGAGACACATTCATGGTGGAGATTTATTTTCTGTAGTTCGTATTTTGAAGAAATCGAAATTCAAGGTTGATATTAATTTACTTAAAGATTTAATGATGGGCGTACGAAATAAAGAAGGAGCAACTCAAGCTGATGTATTAGCTGCACAAGAGACTTTCGGGTATGACATTATCATGAAGTTTATCTTCGGATTAGAAGAAGTAGAACAGGAATTTTTTGAGTTTGTAGCCGGACTTTTAGTTCATGAAGATGAAGGTGGCAAAAAAACATCACCAGGTTGGGAAACGATTCGAACTTTAAATCTAGAAGAGTTGGTTCGATTATTTATTGCAATTAAAGATTCAGAAGTTGGGCTGGTTAAGCTTTTTTCCAATGCGGTGAACTTGATGAAATAGACTTCATCGATACGTTAGCTTCTCGCTATCCAAATATGGAGTATATAAGGAGTTTGGATGCAGAGATAGTTATTAACTTGTATCTCACCGCAAAGAAGAAACAGATGGACCGCATGTTATGGGAGGAATGGTGTGCCCTACAACCGTACTGCGATGAAACATTTCCTCAATTTAAACATAAGCGCGAAAATCCAACGCAAGAACAGGTAAAACAATACAACGATTCAATCGAACAAACACCGAAGCAGAAACTTACAAAAGAAGAAGTGTTTGCTCGAGTTGCAAAAATCCGCGGAAAGGCGGGTGAATAAATGGAACTATTTCGTATGTTTGGTTCAATATTCTTGCGTGATGATGAATTACGAGGTGGATTAAACCGAGCAGAACAGCACGGTCAACGAACTACAGGGATTTTAAATAGAGGTTTTAGTAGCGTCGGTAGAATGGCTGGTTCAATGGGGGCAGCTGTCGGGACTTCCGCTATAGCTATTGGTGGTATGGCAGGTATGGCATTAGGGGCAGGAGCCGCACTTGTTGGTATTGTTTCCGCAGGTGCTAACTTTGAACAAATCATGTCAAAAGTAGCAGCTGTTTCCGGTGCTTCCGGAAGTGAAATGAAGCAATTGGAAGCTCAAGCTAAAGAATTAGGTGCAACAACTCAATTCTCTGCTACACAAGCTGGGGAAGGGATGATGTACCTTGCGCAAGCTGGTTTTAAAACTGGCGATATTATGAAAGCAATGCCTGGCATGTTAGATTTAGCCGCGGCAGGTGCACTTGATTTAGGTACAGCAGCAGATATAGCGTCTAATATCATGAGTGGTTTTGGATTGTCAGCTGATAAAGCGACCCATACAGCAGATGTATTAGCGTTGGCTGCTTCTAACTCAAATACAAATGTAACACAAATGGGCGAAGCGATGAAATATGCTGCTGGAACTGCCCATACTGTCGGTTTCAGTATGGAAGAAACATCAGCGGCAATTATGGCGATGGCAAATAGTGGTTTGCAAGGATCAGTTGCAGGACAAGCTTTCGCTACATCTTTAGGGCGTTTAGCTAAACCGACAAAAGAAATGCGAAAAGTTATGGATGAGTTGAATTTATCTTTCTTTGATCAGCAAGGTAAAATTAAACCTTTACCAACGATTATAAAAGAATTAGAAGATAAAACAGGTAGTATGACAAACCAACAAAAATCAGCTACATTAACAACGTTATTTGGTGCAGAAGCATATAAAAACTGGGCAGCTTTAATGCAAGAAGGTAGCGAGAAATTAGAGAAAAATACAAAAGCATTAGAAAAAGCTGATGGTGCAGCTGCGAAAATGGCTAAAACTATGAATGACAATCTAAAAGGAAAGTGGATTGAATTCACATCTGCGCTAGAAGGTTTAGCTATAACGATTTTTACACTTATCGCTCCTGCATTAGCTGCTATTGTCCTTGGATTAACTCAGGTGGTTCGGTGGGTTGACGGTACAATTAAAAGATTTGTAGATTTAAACAATTATATAGGTAATATCCAGTTAATAACCAAAGCAATTCAAGATTTTTGGCTCGCAGCTTCTGGTGATAGAAATGCCATGGTTGAGGGATATGACATTCTTACTAAACTTGGTTTCTCTGCTAATTCAATTCAGTTTATACAAGAAACTACAGCGGCAGTGCAGTATGGTGTAGAAACTATGAAAGCCCTCGTATCTGGCGATTGGGGAGCTGCTAGTAATTTCTTAGATAAGTTAGGTTTTTCGCCTGAGAAAAAGGCTGACATTATTATGTTCGTTCAGGATGTACATGCCCAATTAAGTAGTTTTATAGAAAATGTACAATCTCTAATCTCAGCTGCTGCTCCTGTAATTATGGGAATAATCGGGGCTACTTGGGATTTTATTAAAGGTGTATTCAATACAATAGCTCCTTACTTAATGCCTTTATTAACAGATGTGATGTCATTTGTGAACGGGATTATAGAAAAGATTGCAGCATTTTGGAAAGAAAACGGGGATCAGATTGTCCAAGCTGTAAAAAATGCATTTGATCTTATAAAGGGCATTATTGAATTTGTAATGCCTGTTGTTCTATTCATCATTGAAGATGTATGGGGAAACATAAAAGGCGTTATAAATGGGGCCTTAGATATCATCTTAGGGACAATTAAACTATTTTCTTCCTTGCTGACTGGTGATTGGACCGGCGTATGGGATGCCATTAAACAGATTTTATCAGGAGCATGGGAATTCATTTGGAATTTCATTCAAATATGGGGAGTTGGAAAGGTACTTGGCATCATTGGCAAAATAGGCAGCAAAATGAAGGGACTGTTTGGAGAAGCTTGGGAAGGTGTAAAGAAAGTATTTTCTGATATGTTCGAGGGTATTTTTAAAAGCTCAGGTGACACCCTTACAGTGATAAAAGAAGTATTCGGAAAAGTGAAAGATGCAATCGCAACCCCATTTAAAAATGCTTGGGAAGGTGTTATGGAGTGGATTGATAAAATCAGAAAAGGCGTTTCGAATATGTTTAGCGGTGTGCATATACCTGTTCCGAAAATCAGTGTGAACGGTTCGTTAAACCCTGTTAATTGGGCGAGCGAAGGCCTACCATCTTTCGATGTTAAATGGGCTGCAAATGGCGCGTTAATTAAACCTGGGAATCCTACATTAATTGGGGTTAAAACTAGCCCGGCTGTTGAGAAATCAGCAGCATAAAACATTGGGTGAATTCATGGAAACCTAAGTTTATGTAAACGAATCATAAATATGGCAATCATGAGCCAAGCCTGTACGGAAACGTCAGGAAGGTGCAACGACTAGATAAAGTAAGCTAAGTAATTAAGGCGATCAAAAAATGGTCTTTTTTATATGCCAAAATATCCACGAGCGCCCAACACCCTAACGTAAAGTCGAGGGTGATGATATAGTCTGATACCTAAAGTTTTTCCATCGAGTGTCGGTTATATATGATATGATGATAATATAAATAACTCGGTGGTGAATTTTATGTTATATAAAGACAAGAAATGGTTTTGTGAACAAGTAAATCAAGGTAAAACTGTTAATATCGTCGCAGAAACATTGGGTGTTTCAAAAAAGACTATTAACAATTGGGAAAAAATACATGGGGTAAAACTAAAACGAGAAAAAAGAAAGTATCAAAGCAGTTGTGACGAAACATTTTTTAACAATATTGATACAGAAGAGAAGGCGTATATTTTAGGATTTATAGTAGCTGATGGTTGTATTGGCACTAGTGGTAAAACAGGTAAAGGAAAATATGTGGATATCACAGTGAAAACTGTTGATATCGATATATTAGAGAAAATAAAAAAATCCACTAGACTTCTTTCTAATATAAAAGATAAAAAGAATGGAGAACAAAAAAGAATTTACCTAACTTCTACTAAACTATGTGACCGATTGGAAAAATATGGAGTTGTAAAAAATAAGACTCGAACTGTTTTTTTACCTACGTTTAAAAAATCTGAAATGTATCGTCATTTCTTTAGAGGGTTATTTGATGGAGATGGATACATTGGGGAAAGACAATTCGTTTTAGCAACTGGTAGCGAACGTTTAGTTGAAGATTTAATATCTTTTACGAGAGAACAATTTAGTTTAACTCCTAATATAAAGACAGATAAAAGTGGTAAAAACTACTTAGTTACTTTCAGTAAAAAAGATAAAAGTTTTATAAATTACATGTATGATAATTCTCAGATTTACCTTGATAGAAAATTTGACACTTACAACCGTTATTGGATTTAAATAAACATAGCGAAAGCTTAGGAGTTAAGGATAAAGAGCCTTAATATAACAAATGTGGTGATGCGCGAGGATATGATGAAACAGTTCTTCCTTTACGTAAACAAACATTCGATGCGATTGCCAATGGAATAATGGGATCATTACCATTAGCACAACAAGTAGGAGCGCGACAATATGCATCACAAGGTCCAACTGTTTTACAAATTAATTTAAACGGAAGAGAAATAGCGAAGGAAATTTACTCAGATGTCAATGAATTTCAAGAACGCGAGAAAGAAAGACTCAAAGTATTTTAGGTAGGTGATGATATGGCGGGAATTAGCTTCTTTAGTTTTAACGGGAAAAGGAATCCAAATGTAATTCCACTGCAGGGTAAAAAGCGCCCTGCATGGGCTCCTTTGGATCGTATGTTTCTTGAAGTCTCGCATTATCCAGGAGGTAGGTTACTACGCACACAAACTAAAATGAGAAAGATTTTAGTTCCTATTGCACTATTATATGATTCAGCTGAAGAAGCTGAAAAACTAAAAGAAGAAATAGCAGATTGGCTCGTTACGGATCAACCGTGCGAGCTTATTTTTGATGATGAAAAAGATCGTACGTTTTTAGCTGTCGTAGATGAAACTTTAGATTTAGACCAGTTAGTTGGTCTAGGTGAAGGTACTTTAACTTTCATTTGTCCAATGCCATATAAGTTAGGAAAAGAGCAAACGGTTGACTTTAAAAAAGATGTTAGTGGGTTAGTTGCTAATGTCCAAAATAAAGGAACTGTTCATTCTAACCCTATCATTGAGATTGATATTACGAAACCAAATACTTTTTTAGACGTATGGTTCGGCGAGACATCTTTAAATGATCGGGATTATTTTCGTATCGGAATGCCGTTAAAAACTGTGGAAACACCTGTAGAAAGAAATCAAAGGCTTATATGGGATGAAATGGCTACCACTGTAGGATGGAGTAAGGTCAGCTCGATGGAAGATGGTGAACCGGTGGGTGAAATGAAATCAGATAAATACCAATTCTATTGTTCTGATTTTGGTACTTCGGGTAAAGGTTGGCACGGCGCAGCTGTTAAAAAGAGTATCCCTGGCGGTCCAGTACAAGACTTTATTATGCAAGCCTACGTTACATGTAAGAGTAATAAAATCAATGAAATGGGACGAGTTGAGATAGCGATACTGGATGAAAATAGCAAGGTACTTTCAAAAATTGCTATGAACGATCTCTTTTGGCAAGCTGAACAAAATTTCGGGACAATGGTAATTGGATATGACAATAAGCCAGGGAAAACAGGTTTAATTTATGAGAGTGGCGATTATCCGAATACATGGAATCAGTACTTTGGTCGATTGTGGATAGCTAGGACAGGAAATGTATGGGAAGCGTATATTTCAAAATTCCTTCCAGGTACAGAAAAAGATGATTCAGAACGATTTGCACGTTGGACGGATGAAAAAAACTATCATATGGAAAAAGCAGCACAAATTCAGATTAGCATCATGCAGTTTCAAGACGTTCCACCAGTAGAAGCGATGTCAGTTAGTGATTTGAAGTTTTGGAAAGTGAATTTAAATACGAAAAATACACCGCCTTATATAGTAGATGTTGGTGATAAAGTCGTAATCGACACAGAAAATAGTCATGTAACAATTGAAGGAAAGAATGCGATTAACATTAAGGACATTTTCAGTAATTTCCCTGTTATCAATAGAGGCACTAATAAACTTGAGATTATGCCTTCTGATATCGGAACAGCAAGGGTCAAATACAGGGAGCGATTCAGATGAGAACACCAAGCGGAATTTTGCATGTCGTGGATTTTAAAACAGATCAAATCATATCAGCTATTCAACCGAAAGACTATTGGGATGATATTCGTCACTGGGAACTTAAAAATAATATAGACACATTAGAATTTAAAGTATTTGACGGAACGCCTCACGCCATTTCTTTGCAACAACAGAATTTAATTGTAAAAGAGGTTCGTGATGGCCTAATGGTTCCATACGTGATCAACAATGAAGTGGAAAAAGACTCTAACGATCGGTCGATTACAGTTCATGCATCTGGTGCGTGGGTACAAATAGCGAAAGACGGTTATATTATGCCGCAACGTATAGAAGGTAAAACCGTTAATGAGTTTATCGATATGGCTCTCGTAGGGATGAAATGGAAGCGTGGAATAACAGAGTACGCTGGATTCCACACGATGACAATTGACGAAATTATAGATCCTCTTACATTCTTGAAGAAAATCGCTTCGTTATTTGATTTAGAAATTCAATATCGTGTGGAAGTCGTGGGGTCACAAATTACTGGTTGGTACGTTGATATGATAAAGGAACGTGGTAGGGAAACCGGTAAGGAAGTAGTTTTAGGCAAGGACTTAGTTGGTGTAAGGCGAATCGAACATTCCCGAGACGTTTGTACAGCTCTAGTAGGTTTCGTTAAAGGAGAAGGCGATAACATTATTACGATAGAGAAAATTAATAACGGCCTTCCTTATATTACAGATAGTGATGCATTCCAGTGTTGGAATGAAAGTGGGAAACATAAATTCGGATTCTACACACCGGAAACAGAAGACCAGAATATGTCTCCTGAGCGACTTATGACTTTGATGAAAACAGAGTTTAAAAAGCGTGTAAATACATCTGTTTCTTATGAAGTAGAAGCTGCATCTATAGGGCGTGTATTTGGATTGGCGCATGAATTGATTAATGAGGGCGACACAATCCGAATTAAAGATACAGATTTCACACCTAAGCTATACCTTGAAGCACGGACTATCGCCGGTGATGAATCCTTTACTGATCCTAAACAGGATAAATACGTATTTGGTGATTATCGTGAAATTGTTGATTCGAATGAAGAATTAAGGAAGTTATACAATAAAATTCTTGGTTCTTTAGGAAATAAGGCTAATAAGGAACTGTTAGAACAACTAGAAAAGTTGGTGGAAGAGAATGAAAAAACAATCGAAACTATACGAGAAGAGTCTAAAGCAGTTAAAGAGTTAGCTGAAAAAGTCCAGGAAAATTTAAAAAATAATACGGTAAATATTATTGAAGCTAAAAATCCACCGATCGATAACCTTATAGTAGGTAAGACGTTATGGCGAGATATTAGTAACGGTAAACCTGGTATTTTAAAAGTATGGAACGGGAAAGATTGGGAGCTTCTTATTCCTGATGTGGAGTCAGTTAAGAAAGATACACTGGAGCAGGTTAATAAGGATATTCAGTCCACAAAAGAAGAATTAGATAAAAAAGTAGAAGAAGTCCAAAAAGAGACAAATGGACAATTCAAGGAAATAACAGAAAATCTTCAGGAAGTTTCTCTAACTATTAAAAATATAGAAAACTCTCAAGATGAAATTGACAAAACTGTCTCTGAAATGAAACAGACCAACGAAGGTTTTATCAAATCTATTGAAACTTTAACAAAAAAAGACGGTGAAATCACTGAAAAATTAAATACAGTGGTAGAGACTGCTGAAGGTACGAAAATGACAATCTCTGAGGTGCAGCAAACAACTAATAATCTAAAGAAAACCACAACTGAAATTACAGAAAAAGCTGGCCAGATTAGTGAGAAGTTGGAGAGCGTAGAAAAGAAAGTTAATAACGATAAAGCTGGAGGTCGTAATCTGTTATTAGATTCAAATACTAAATACGAAAAAACAGATTATCTAATCAATCCATATTCTCTAACTGAAAATTTTGTTGCAGGTGAGGAATATACTTTTGTAATTAAAGGAAGTGTCCCACAAGGCCAACAATTTGGAATTTGGCAGAATGGTGGTTCAAATAATGTTGGATATGCAACAAGTGTCTATGCTAACGGAATAACTTATGTAACTTTCAAAGCTGTTGCAACTACAAGCGGGAATGAACGAAGATTAAATTTATATAATTATCCAAATAATGCTACAAAGGCAACTGTAGAATGGGTTGCTTTATATAAAGGTAATAAGCCACAGGATTGGACACCAGCTCCAGAAAATCAAGTAACGAATGATGAATTCACTAAAAAAACAACCGAGATTGAAAAAAATGTGAATGGTATTAAAGAAAATATTAAAACGGTAGAAAAAACACAACTCGATTTTAGCGAGCGTGTGACTACTGTAGAGAAAACAGCGGACGGTATTAAAGAAAAAGTTACTAGTTTACAAGAGATACAAACTAAACAAGGTACGCAGTTACAGGAGGCTAAAGCAGGTTGGGAAACTACTGCAAAAGCTTTGGAAGGAAAAGTTGAAATAAAAGATGTTGAAGAGTATGTTGGTGGAATCGGTAATCAAACTGTATTACGGAATGTTCTTTGGAAGAATGATACAAAATATTGGATTCTTCAATCAGGCACAACAAGAGATACAACCGTTTTATATAAGGGTTGTAATACACTTCGTACAATCTCCACGGGAAATACAGCAGACGTATACAGAGGTGCTTCACATGAAGTTATAAATGCCGGACCTGGTTGGAATTACGTTTTTTCTGCATACTTTTATACAGATAATAAGTCTAGCATTGATAATGGTGCGAAAATGGAGCTGAAATGTTTAGATGCAAATGGAAATGTATTAAAGCAATACGGACAAGAGATTACGTTAACACAAGGAATGTGGGTAAGATATCATGTGTTTGGTCTACTTGTAGAAGGAACGAAAGAAGTACAAGTACAATACTGGCTGCGTAGAAATGGAAGACTGTGGACAGCGCAACCTATGTTGCAGATCGGCGATAAACCTTCTTCATTTATGGAGAACCCCGTTGATATTGTAGATAAAGATAAAATCATGGAAGAAGTGGCCGATAAGATAGCAACTGAAGATTACACTAAAAAAGTAACTGAATTAGAAAGAAGTATTAGTGCTACTGAAAAAGGCGTTTCAATCATCTCTGGAAAACAAGAAACGTTTATAAATGAGACTTATAATGCCTATGTAAAGAAAACGGAATCTAGGTTAGAAGTGTTAGATGAAGGGATCTTAGCACAAATTTTAAAAGACGGTATCATTACTTCTATCAATATGTCACCTGGTAAGATTACAATCGACGCTGAGAAACTGAATATTAATGCCGATACAATGGTCAAATGGTTAACAGCAAAAGGCATTGACACAAATCTTATTAGAATTGATGGTGATAAGATAACCATTGATAAAGATGGTGTAACTGTTAAAATGCTAGATTTCCTATTCCAAGACGAATGGGGTACAAAAACAACTGCGGTATCAAGACGAAACCTAATAGCTGATCCAGACTTTTCTAGTGTTACAAAGAAAAACATTGGCAATTCAGATTATTATGGGTTTGAAGGTGGATACGGTCTTACTTGGAAGTCCTGGGGAAATGTCGTAATAGAAAAGAATACACATATATTCGATTACGAGCAAATGGTGAATGCTGCAAGGGTAGATATGTATAACTATCCAGAAGCAATCGTGAATAACGGTATACATCCTGGTAACGAATATACAGCATCCGCACACTTTAGAACTGCCATGATAAATGGCGTGCGAAAGACAGGAAAACCGAGAATACACGTGTGTTGCGTTAAATTCCGAGACAACGTTAGTTACGACATATTGAGTGAACAAAAGATGGACTTCCCTGAGCCGTCTACATTTTACGGAGAAATCAGAAGGTATTCTTTTACTTTCAAAGTCCCGACAAACTATATTCCACAAGAACACGCATTGATTATTAAAGTTTGTTCTGGAAATGCTGACATGAGACAAGGGACAGCGATTTGTGTAAGTGGTGTAACGTTATACAGTGGCAAATATGCATCTATGTATAATTGGGATCGTGCTGCAGCAGAAAGAGCAGATGGTATTCAGCCGTTTAACGCACTTGCTGTAGGTGGTGTGAATAATAATATATCTCCAGCACCAGACGGACAAACGTTTGATATAAGTACTGAAAAAGAAGTGAAAATCTTTAGGAATATACGAGCAATGCAGGGAATTAACTTAGGTGGTGGTGGATTCCAACAATGGGGGCATATTCGTTTTACAGACGGAAATGCTGGAGCGGGTTTTTATGTGAGTACTCCAAGTGGTTGGAAATTTAACGCACTTGGATAGAGAGGAAGGATTGGACATGGACATTAACTATATGATGCCTTTTCAGGAAGGCGAAATGCTTCCTTATATGGGAAGAATAGTAGATGTAAAACGAACAGAAACAGGAGTTTTTATACAAGTACCTGCTGACATGTTAGATAATGCAGGGATTGCCAACGATACAAGTAAAGTTGAGGTATGGAGGGACATGGCTGACGGGACTATTGGTTTTAGAGTTTTAACGAAATGTGAGTTATGTGGTTGTGGAGCCAAATTATATGAATTGAACTTAGGAGTTGCTAAAAGGCGCATTTGTGCAAATGATTATTTTAAACTTACAGGTGAATATCCTCCACAAGAACCGCCAACATCAACTAATGAAAATAACACACAAACAGAGCAGGAGCAGCCATAAGCTGTTTTTTATTTTGCACAAAATACGGCTTTTGTTTTGGAATTTCTGCGATGCATTCACCATAAGTAAGGTTGTCTCATATTATGTAAAGATTGCTTTATTAAGATTTTAAAAGGATGTGAATACAGTGGAAGATGTATATGTAAAAATCGACAGTTTAAAAGCAGAACAAAAAGAAATTATGCGAGATATTCGTAGTTTAGAAACTCGCACAACAATTAATGAGAAAGACATTGCTACAATTCATAAGCAATTAGAAAAGATTAGCATGAATACAACTTGGATTTTACGAATTATTATTAGCGCAATTACTATGTCAGTCTTGGGTTTAATACTAAAAGGGATGATTTAATATCCTAAAATAAAAGTACTTATTGAGAGAGGGACAAGCGTCTCTCTTTTTTATTATAAATAAGGAGATGGAAAGATGGATCGTATTGATATATTAATGAAAGTATTTATAGCTACATTTGGAGGCTTTTGTGGGTATTTTTTGGGAGGATGGGATGCAACATTGAAAATCTTAGTAACGATGGCAGTTATTGATTATCTAACTGGCATGATTGCAGCAGGATATAACGGAGAATTAAAAAGTAAAGTTGGTTTTAAAGGCATCGCCAAAAAGGTGATGCTTTTTCTTTTAGTTGGAGCAGCAGCTCAATTAGATGCAGCGCTAGGAAGTAACAGTGCCATTCGTGAAGCAACAATTTTCTTCTTCATGGGTAATGAATTACTTTCACTTTTAGAAAACGCTGGACGAATGGGGATTCCACTTCCACAAGCTTTAACAAATGCAGTGGAGATTTTAGGCGGAAAACAAAAACAAGAAAGTAGAAAAGGAGATGTTAAGTAATGGGACATATTATCGATATTTCAAAATGGAATGGGGACATTAACTGGCCTATAGCAAAGCAATACATTGATTTCATCATCGCTCGTGTACAAGATGGTTCAAATTATGTAGATCCACTGTATAAAGGATATGTACAAGCCATGAAGCAACATGTTATTCCTTTTGGTAACTATGCATTCTGTCGTTTCGTTTCTGAAAATGATGCACGTATAGAAGCACGGGACTTTTGGAACCGCGGAGACAAGAGCGCAACAGTCTGGGTTGCTGATGTAGAAGTAAAAACAATGGATGATATGAGAACAGGAACACAAGCTTTTATTGATGAATTACGACGATTAGGTGCTCAGAAAGTTGGTTTATATGTAGGCCATCACATGTATGCTCCGTTCGGAATGGCAAATGTAAAGGCTGACTTTGTATGGATTCCTCGTTATGGTGGGAAGAAACCTGATTATCCATGCGATATTTGGCAATACACAGAAACAGGAAATGTACCTGGCATTGGAAAGTGTGATTTGAACCAATTAATTGGCAGCAAGCCATTATCTTGGTTCACAGAAAAACAACAACAAGAACAAACTGTTTCTAATGGTGGCTATCAATACGTTAAATCTGGTGGATTTGGCGTTTCATTAGTTCCAGAAGTATTAAATGCCATGAATGAGCGTGGAATTAAAGGAAAGGTTATATCTGATCCTTTTACTGGCGTAGCTTACCTGGAAACGGAAGTATTACCTAATACTGAATTAGATAAAATCACTTGGTGGATGGATAATCGACCAGGTGGAAAATGGTTTTACGAGTATTTTAAGAAATAAAACAAAAGAATAGTTTGATAGGAAAAATAGGAGCCGTCCTGTTTGAAGTGCACCCCAATTGTTAGACACGAAAGAAAATTGGAGGTGTACTTTTTTATGGTTAAATTTTCACCAGAAGAAAAGAAGCGTCCGATAAACGAACGCCCCAAACACAAGGAAGGTAAAATCATTCCTATTCGCATATTCTATTATAACCTTAAAACCCAATACATATTAATATAAGGTACACAATAGCAAAGGTAAACCATACTATGTAAAAGCTATGAAGCCTATGTATATGTGAAGTAAAAGTATATTGTCTTGTATTTGTATTAAAATTACTTAGTATTAGGAAGCATCCTTCTTCAGTATCTTCCTGGATAACAACATTTTGTGGTTGCTGATTTTATGAGACAAAATATTTTATATTACAGGGATTTTATTTTTTTGCTAATTTATTTAAGGTGTTTAAATCTTCTGCTAAGCGTTCTTGAGCTCTTTGGATTTCTTCAGATGTAAGGTCACCATTTTTCATTTTATATTCAAGCCATTCAATATAGCCATTTCCTTCAGTTGGGGTAGGACAAATGTTATCAGTGGTTTTACCTATTGATATAATTGTATTATACGATTTACTGTTATTATCTTCTAGCTCTTGAGCAAATAAATACAGATTTCCTAATTTATCCATAGATAAAGAATTATTATTAGAAAATGCAGCTTGTGAAGAAGAAAGGTCAACTTTCCATTTTAATGAACCATCAGGATTTAATACGTGTATCCCATCGTTTTTCACCCCAGTATAGATTATCCCGTTATTATCTAGAAGTGGTGAAAGAGTAACCAAGTCTTTAGTCGGGTATTTCCATTTGATAGATCCGTCTATGTTTAATGCGAATAAATTTTTAGTACCACCAACATATATTACTTTATCTTTTTGGGATATGATAGGAGTTCCGTATAAATTTTCATTTAAGTCCCATTCAGCTTGTATCGTCCCAGATGGGGAGACAACAAGTAGTTTTTCAGAAAGGGTAATATAAATTTCTCCGCTTAAACCTATAGAATAGTTACCTTTTATCTCTTCAGGCAGTTTAAGCTTCCATTTTTCTTCACCGTTATTTTTATGTGCATATATATAACTTCCAGTTAGGGTATAGATTGTTCCGTCAGCAGCAATTAAATTTCCTGTAGAATATAAAGTGCTTCTCCCTAACATACTATTAGATTTCCATTTAAGTGAACCATCAGGATTATATGCTTCTAAACTAGAACCATAAGTACTATAAACATAAATAGTCCCATCTTTTCCTATAGCAGGAGTTTGATAAAACCCTTTATTTTGAGACTTCCATTTAAGTGAACCGTCAGAATTTAACGCATACAAGGGGCCAGCAGAGAAATAGATAATATTATTTACACCAATAGATGCTGGGGATTTTATATTAGATTCTTGAGATGTATATTCCCATTTAAGTGAACCATTAGGGTTTAACGCATATAATTTGTGATTCATATTCCCAGCATAAATAGTTCCGTCATTTCCTATTACAGGTTGTCCTAGAAATGAATTCATACCAGTTATCCTATATTTCCATCTTATGTTATTTACATCCGTACCGTTATATGGTGAGTTGTTGGACCAATTATAAGCTAAAGGTTGATGTGCTCTAGAATCATATTCTCCTTGTTCATATTGAGAACCTTGTGGGAAAAAATTCTCGTATTTTTCTTTTTCGGCACTAATATTAGAAGAATGCGTAAAAGAAGTAATTAGTACCATTACTAAGCTTAGTAATATAAATTTTATTTTTTTCAT